ACGATTCAGTACGCCGCTTTAATACCAATATCGACGAACGAGAAGGTATTGAGGACTGGCAGGCCGGGGTACACGACCCATTCACATGCACATTCTAGCTCTCACATACTTTGACACCTGTCAAGAAATATAGTGTTGTATATGCGTGGGGGGTCTACGACGTATCGCTATACATAGCCATATAATCACACATGCGTGCGCAGCATTGATACATAGAGCGTCGCAATACTAACGTAGTGGACGCCGTAGGCAACGCAATATAGCCCTATGGTGTGGGCTTGAGGTGTCTTTGTATGTGTGTGTAGCTATTTAAAGCGTCACTTACGGCAGAAACACGATAAGCAATAGCCTATATGGAAATAAATGAATACGAGAGGCGAGAACAGCTGTTTAACGCCTATCTTTCTAGTGATGACGTTGCTGAAAAGCGCAAACTACGTGTACAGCTCATTGATGCTGCCCAGCGAAAGATGGAGGCACGGACTATGCTCTGGCAATTGTGCCAACGTGATGATAATCCTGCTGAAGGGGCAATATTCTTCATCGAAAACTTCGGATGGACGTTCGACCCACGCAAGGAGCCGAAGCATATTCCATTCATTCTCTTCGATTATCAGAAGCGTGCCATCCGTGAGCTTATAGACCACATAGACAATGGCCGCGACCTTCTCATTGAGAAGTCTCGTGACATGGGTGTGACCTGGGTTACTGTATGGGTATTTGTATGGTACTGGTTATTTCGTGACGGCGTTAACCTGCTCATGGGTTCATACAAGGAGCGCCTCGTGGATGACCGTACTGATGACTCAATCTTCGGTCGTATCGACTATTGTCTTGAATCTATCCCTAAGTACATGCTTCCTAAGGGATTCTCTACCCGAAAGCACCGTACCAAGCTTAAACTTACGAATCCTGTCAATAACAACCTTATCTCAGGAGATACCATGAACCCTGATTTCGGTCGTGGCTCTCGTAAGACTGCTATATTCTTCGACGAACTTGGCTCCTGGGACTATGCAAAGGATGCCTGGGAGTCCTGTGGTGACGTTACAAGCTGCCGCATCGCTAACTCCACACCAAAAGGGCGCAACTTCTACTGGAAGCTACGCAACGATGGTATTGATGTGCTCACGCTGCACTGGTCAGAACACCCACTTAAAGACCGTCAGTGGTATGAATTTGAAAAATCACGACGTTCTGAGGAGGAAGTAGCGCAGGAACTCGACATTGACTACTCTAAGTCACAGGAGGCACGTGTCTACCCTGAGTGGAATGAGGCAAACGTAGAGTTTGGTGACTTCTTCTATGACGACAATAAGCCACTATACGTCGGATGGGACTACGGGAATAACGATGGTACTGCCATAATCTGGGCACAACCAGATGGGCATAAGCTGCGCATTATAGACACCTACTACAAAACAGGAGAGACTATAGACTTCTTTGTACCTTTTGTTACAGGCATTGTGCCGTCAGACCACTATCGCTACACAAAGAAAGACATGGAGGTAATCGAGAGACACCGAGACTGGAAACGAGGCACTCACTTCGGAGACCCGGCAGGGCGGCAGAAGAACTCAGTATCTCACTCTACAGTGTTTTCAATCCTGTCTGAGCACGGTATCCACACCAATTACAAGGATGAGTGGAAACACTTCCACAACCGTAAGTCTGCCGTTAAGGGCGCACTTCGTGACGGGTTCAACATTGCAACCAATGAGCAGAATAAGTACTTTGGAATGTGTATTGAACAGGCATCGTATCCACAGGTGACTACAGAAGGGGAGAAAGAGATTCGCTCTAAGGCACCTAAGCATGACTGGACTTCCCACCATCGTTCTGCGCTGGAGTATCTCTGTCTTGGTATTGCAGACTTTACAGTTAAGCGACACCAAGTTAAGGATAAGTTCGCACCTAAGGGATTCTTTAAAAGACGAAGAGCATTAAGCTACTAACTCTAAATCACTAATGAAAGGAAATATCTGGTTCCGTCGCATACTACGCGACATTAAGCGCATGTCCCCGCATTTCCGCGTGGTTCATGCAAAGTACGGATTCTACCGTATTTATTGGAAGAACGCCTACATCCATGAGGTATATGACTCAATGCCCTACCTTGGCTACGATATAGAGGAGGAGGATGTTAACCTCGACAAACAGTCATACTACGAGGAATATGAAGACTCCAACGAGATAACGCGAAAGATTAAGAACTATGTTGAGGGATACTGGGACACATATGACGTAATCCGCACCAGATTGTGGATGCTACAGAACGATTCAGAGTTCCGCGACAACGCGCAGAAAGCTTACCAGCAATTTGTCATTAAGTAATTGCCCGCCCTTGACAAGTGTGTTATAATATAGTGATATGAATGAACCCAAGGTTGCGCTGATGGAGCTTTTTTATGGTGACGGGACTCAGTTCGTGCCATCAGACGTAGAGCAGCGTGTAGTAAATGATGTAGTTTTTTTATTCAGACAGACGCAAACTAACCGCGACCGCAACTTCCAGTACTTTGATGGGCTTAATCTTATTGAGTACATCGACGATTCAGTACGCCGCTTTAATACCAATATCGACGAACGAGAAGGTATTGAGGACTGGCAGGCCGGGGTACACGACCCATTCACTCGTAACAAGGCTCTAGGTATGCTTGGGCGTGTGCTTGAGCTGCTTCCTATCGCAAGCTTCCTTGGTCGTGGTGATGAAGACCATCAGAAGGGTATTATCCTTACTGACATCTATCTCTTCACTGAGGAACTAGATGATTATGAGGAGCTAATGACACATATCCTGCTTGAGGCTATTGTTAAGGGCACAGCCATTGGATATGAGGATATTGAGTACGAGGAACGAACAATACGTGACGTAGAGGGTATAGGCGATGAAATGACAGTAACTGAGAAGAATCTCAAGACTACTAAGTTCATTGGTCAAATAGTACCACTAGAGGAGTTCTACCCTTCTTCTGTATCTATCCGCAAGATTAAGGATATGCCATTCGCTTTCTGGCGCAAGGTGATTCCATACTCTAGCTTCATTAAGTCATTCGGTCACTACCGTAAGTCTCAGGTTGTACAGGAGAAACGTTCGTTCGGAGAAACTGAGCAGCGACCGTACTACAATGATTTCATTGACGCTAACATCCCAGATGGTTCTGTAGAGCTTATTCGCTACTACGACCGTCTTCGTGATGAATATATAATCCTTGCTAACGGCGTATGGCTCAATCCACTTAAGGGCGAGGTTATTATGCCTCTTCCATGGAATCATAAAGAGCTTCCTTTCTGGGAGGTTAAGTATGACATCTTTGGTGATTTCTTCTACGGCAAGTCACTTCCAGATAGACTCAAGGCCATGCAGGATGTGCTCAATGTGCTCACTAACATGCTCCTTGACCAGTCCTTTCTATCCATCTTCCCGCCACTTCTTACTGCCGGTACAGACCCTATCGAGGACGACTACATGCGACCAGGGCGACGTACTCCTGTTGACACACAAGGAATGTCACTCGACAGCCAGTTCAAGATTCTTGAAATGCCTACACCATCAGGGTGGCACCAATTTATCCTTGAGTACACACGCAAGGTCATGGAGGAATCTTCTATGGATGCCGTGTCTCAGGGTATCTCAGGACAAGGAGACCGCACTACAGCCTACGAGATTCGCACGGCTGCGTCAGGTGTTGCTGCTATGCTACAGCTGTTTGCTCGATTTATCAATATGGGTGTTAAGCGAAAGGCGTTTCTAAGGGCACCAAACATCTTGCAGTACGGGAATAACCCAGATGCACCAATTGTACGTGGAATCCTCACAGACGACGCTGCGGAGCAAATGGAGGCATTCCAGAGCTTTACAATACGCAACACGGCTCTTACTGGAGGTCGTCGAGGAACTCGCATTATCGAGATGTACCAAGACAAGGCATCAATTCCACCACGAGATACACTTCGCGCACGGGCAGAGCTTGCAAAGGTTGACTCTGGTACTGAAACTGAGATTACCGCAGTAACTCCAGAGTACCTACGAAACTACCTATTTGACGTTAAACTCGTTACTAATCCTAAGAGTGAAGCTTCAGCAGAGATTGAACAAGCTATCCAGCTCAAGAAGGTAGAAATTTACATGAACTACTTCCCTGATATGGTAAATCGACAGGAACTCGCCTCAGAAACTGCTGAGAAGCTCGGCGATGACCCAACAAAGGTATTTTCTGAACAGGCCATGATGCCACCTCAGGCGCAAGAACAGCAAGGGGTAGGACTAGCAGACCAGAACACCGACAACATGGTACGCTCTGCCGCTGGTGGAGGAGACCAGATGGCTCAGATGCAGCAGTTACAATCAATAATGACACAGTAATATGGATTATATTCTTCGCAAGCTCGGTTACATCAAACGAACAGACATTACGGAAGATATAGTCGCTGAGTTTTATGGCAGTCTAATTGGCAATCCTGCTGAATATGACATGGGTTCTCAAGAATCTGAGTTATTCTTTCAGCAGCTTGCTGGCCTAGAGGGTATTGATGAGTACCTTAAGGATATGGCCGCTAAGGATATGGTTCGCTACTTTGGAGCCTCTAATGATAAGGAACGAGATATGGTACGAGGGGCGTTCGCTCGCACGGTCTATATCGAAAATAAGGTGCGTGCTATACGAAAACCTTCCAAGGATGTAAAACCTATGGATTTGCGCTACACAAAATAGTGTGGTATAATATTTTACACAGAACTTGAATGTTCTGTTTAGGGATGGAGAAGAGGTATCTCGTTAGGCTCATAACCTAGAGGCACCAGTTCGATTCTGGTTCCCTGAACAGACTATTCAATAGTCAAAATAACTTCAAACGACCCGGGCTGGACTCGACCAGCGGTGGACTCAACCACTTGAAAAAGGGATTAGATATAAAAAGGGGGGTTTGTAGAGAATGTTATGGAACAAGATAATGAACAGATGACAGACCGAGAGAAAGAACTCATTGAGAAGCTTGCCAAGGCTGAACAAGACAAGGCAAACCTAGTAAGTGAGATTACAGAGACTCGAAAATCGCGCCAAGAAGAGGCGGCAGAGAAAGAGGCTCTTAAGAAGGAACTTGAAAAAAGCACAGCAGGCGACCAAGGAAAAGATACAGAAGAAGTCGTCCGTAGTATATTGTCTCGTGAGAAACAAGAGGTAGTCAAGAAGAATCTTGAAACTGCCAAAGAGGAGTTCAAAAAGAACTTCAAAGAGTTTTCTCCAGACACCGACGCAGGGGGTATTCTATTCTCAAAGTTCGAGCGAGAATTAGCTAAGTTCAATCTTAGCGGGCTTGAAACTAAGGAGGAATTTGCCGCACGTATGAATGATGCTTACCGCCTCATCTCTAACGGAAAGCAGCCTACCAAAGTCAATTTTTATACTGGACATGACGAGGCAACTGGCACTGACCCCAAGGAAGTAAATGCTGATAATCTCTCTTCAGCTGAACTGAATTTAATGAAGGACATCGGGTGGACAAAAGAACGCTACCTGAAACAGAAAGCAAAGAATCCAGTTTACGTTGAAAATTTGCTTAAATATCGTCGATAGACAATATCGTCGATAGACGACAAGTTCCTATTAGTAAATAACTAACAGGACATTATGGCATTTTACAAAGTCGGAACCCTGAACCCACACGGAGCACCAGTTCTCAAGAAGTCTATTCTTGCCAACAGTGTAGCCTCAGTGGTTATGGATTCCCTCAAAGTCGCTTCAGGCTTCGCAGCTTTGGGCACAACCGGAGCACTCGTATTTGGACACCTTGTGACTCACAAGACCAAGAGTGACCTCGGCTTGCTCACAACCGGAGTAACTGGCGCAGCTGTAGGTAGTTATGTTAACGCATATACCGCAGCTTCAGACAACCAGACCGTTGGTATGGTCTCAGCAGAGTGTGACATTTCAAAATTCTCACTTTACTCAGCAGAAGCTGATGCAGCTCTCGCAACTACCGCAAACTCAAATCTTGCCCATTTCAATTTTGACATTGTAGATGAGGATACTATTGACGAAAGTTCAGTAGTAGCAACGACTGCACAGTACCATTCATTTGGTGTAGACCCAGACAACACAGCTCGCCTGATTGTCAACATTTATGAGAGCCAAGTATTTGGTGTTTAATCTAATCGACTAATATGGAATCACGAGGAACGTGGACAGACCTCATCGCAGGTGTAGGTCTTCAAATTTCTGAGGTGTTTGACCAAGGTCAGGAGGAATACACACCTGGCATCTCAGCACTTCTTATCCGCACCACTGGTGACGGCGCAGAGAAGCACTTTAGTGGCAAGACTGGCGTAGGTCGCCTCTCACTCTTCGGAGAAGGAGATGACATCAGCCTCGGTCGTCGCTACAAGACCTACAAGACCTCAGTATCTTACAACTTCTACGGTAGTGGATTGCAAGTTACTAAGGCAAACATTGAAGACCGAGATTTCGCGGCACAGCTCGACGAAATGAAAGACCTCTCTGTTGCAGCTAACTACTCACAGGATGAGGCAGGTATGCAGCTCTTTAACGGCGGATTCGCTACTACTACTTTGGTACGTGGCTACAACCTTTCGTTCTACGGCGACGCAGTACCTACTTTCTCTACAGTACACCCTACGGTAGTACCCGGAGCAAGTACACAGTCAAACGCAAGTTCAACAAGTATCCAGTTCAATCACGACAACTTGGAGACTGCTAAGATTGCACTCACCCTCCAGAAGACCGATGATGGTATCCCTATGGCACTCATGGGTAAGCCAACTATGGTAGCTCCTATTGCTCTCGAACGAGAAGCACGCGAAGTTACAGAGTCAGAGCTTATGTCTGAGAACGCTAACAACGCTATTAACGTACACCGCGGTACGACTGATGTAGTTACATCAATCTTCCTCGATGCAACAAATGGTGGTTCGGATTCAGCTTGGTTCCTTCTTGTACCAGGACGCAGTAAGATGTACCACGAAGTACGTCAGGCACCAGAACTTGAAATGGATGTAGATATCCTTTCAAAGAACGCTACCTTCACGGTTGACGCTCGCTGGGCTAACTACGTTAAGGACTGGCGACGCACTTGGGGCAGTAAGGGAGACCTTTCAGCCTACTCAAGCTAATCGTAACCTTATCTCCCTTCTCATTAGTGGGCGGGGAGAATAAGATTGAGATTTCAGTCTGTTTTAATTAAGAATTTTGATAAAGAATTATGGCAAAGAAATTAACAGTATTTACAGACGTACAGACTAATGGTGTAGTTGTATCTAAGACTTCAGCTGCTACTGAAGTTACAGCAGGTGCAGTTACTTACACAGTAGCGCAGATTCTCGGTGGTCTTATCCTTCGTGACCCAGCAGGCGCAGGTCGTGCTGACCTCGTACCAACGGCCGCAGCCCTCTACGCAGAACTTGGCTCACCAGTTAAGTACGAAGGTCTCTCATTTGACTTTACTATCCGCAATACTGCTGACGCAGCTGAGACAATTACTCTCACTACAAACACAGGTATGACAATGAGTGGTACAATGACAATCGCCCAGAACAACTCAAAGACGTTCAAGGTTGTATTTGCAACTCCTTCAACTGCAACAGTTTACTCTCTTGGTACAGTAGTACACTAGTATGAATATTAACATTGCTCCAATCAGTAAGTTTGCCCGTAAGGTAAAGAATAAGATAAGTAGCGCTGTTGAAACTCGTAAACAAGTACAGAAAAACTGGCGTAATCGTTCTGACAATAGTAACTACTACGGTTCAGCTAAAGACTTTAAATAATATGATACTACGAAATCCAACAGATAAATTCCTTGCAGTGCGTATCTTTGGTACTGAATACACAATCGAACCAGGCGGTAAGAGTGTAGACATGCCAGAAGCTTCTGCTCGGTATTGGTCTGAAGTGCTCCATAAGTTTCTCACAATAGAACGAGAGGTTAAGGAAGTCGAGAAAGTGAAAGAAGTAAAAGTAGCAAAGGAAGTAACTCCTAAATAAACATGTCTCTTCGTTATAAATCACATGACCCTCTTGTACTAATCGGTACTAAGACTGCTGCTGGAGTAACCTCTGGAATTGCACTAACTTCTGCATACCAGACCGAAGGTGCCAACAAGCCAACAAAGTCATTCACAACAGGTGGATACTCTCGTGCTGTATTCAATGTACTCTATACAATGGGGGCTACTGAGACAGCTAACTCTGTCGAACTTAAGATTGAAGAGTCTACTGACAGTATAAACTGGTTCCCAGTAGCAAACGATTCTACGTCAGGCGCGACATCGACACTTACAGCTCGTGAATTTAAGTTTGTGGGAGCTGATGCTGCCGCTGCTTCAATCTCTATCTTCCTTGACATCGCATACAAGTACCTACGAGTATCTGCAAAGGAAACTGGTGTTGTAACAAACGCTGGTAACGTCTACACAGAAGTGCTACTAAGCGGTCTCTAATATGAGTAAGGTTCAGAAACTTAGAAAAGAAAATGTTAAGTTTCAGAATCTTGCAGAGCACGTTACTCTTGCGGAGCTTGACTTCAAATCAAAGACTGTTGCTGAACGTAACAGGGTTCTCGCAAAAGAAAGAGAGCTAATTGAAAAGGAATCAGAGCTTGCCAAGAAACAGGCACTGCTCGATGAAGAAACACAGCGCACTGAACAGCGTTGTGTTTCTCTGTATCTTAAGGAGAAGGAACTTGAAGACCGTACCAAAGCACTGAATCTTGAGAAATTAGATTTTGCCAGGTATGTTATAGAGGAAAAGAAGGAAATCGTGAGACTTACTGATGAGGCAAACGAGGAACTTACTGCCTTAGGTGAGATGTTATCTCTTGCTGAGAGAGACCTTACTGCCAACATAGATAGGGCACATTCAAGTTACGAAGCTCTTGATGCTGTAATATCTACAAATATAGAGGAACAGGAAGAGTTTAAGTCAATGACTGAACTTGAGGCTGAAAGGTATCGCGCCCTATGTGAGATGTCTACCCAGGAAGAGAATAAGTATCTTGAGCTAGTTAAGCGAGTTACAGACGAAGAGAAGAAGTTCAATAACGTATATGGCTCGTCTGAAAAACTGATAACAAACCTGGAACTTCAACGTAAGGAAGCCGATAAAAGAGACAGAGACCTTAGAATACATGCAGCTAGATTACGGGCATTGTATAAGAAACACTTTAACAAGGATATAAGAATATAAAATGTCTCAGTTATTTAACACAAATAATCCCGGTATAGGCGATACTGGAGGAGTCACACTTGAGGAAGGTTTGATACTCTCAAATCTTGCTTCTTTGACATACTCACCTGGGGATATTCTCTATATCAATAGTTCTAGTGAGTTTCAGAATCTTGCAGTAAGTACCAATGGATATGTACTTACACTTGTAGGTGGTTTCCCTGTGTGGGCAGCGGCCTCTGGTGGAAGTGGTGGACACGTGATTGAGGATGAAGGCACCCCGCTTACACAAAGGGCAAACATGAACTTTGTAGGGTCTGGAGTGACAGTAACTGATGCAGGTGGCAAAACTGTTGTTACGATTCCAGGTGGTGGCGGAGGAGCAGTGGACTCGGTTAATGGTGAAACTGGCACTGTTATCTTAACGACTGATGACATTAGTGATGCTGCTCAAACAAACAAATGGGCAACAGCTGCTGAAAAGACTAAGCTTGGATTCATCTCAGTTACTCAAGCGGTAGACCTTGATGCTCTTGAAACCGCTAGTCATGTCGCTGTAACCGTCACCGACAGTGCTGAAATTAACTTCACACTCACTGGGCAGGATATAACTGCGAACATTATCGCAGGCTCTATTGACGAAACTAAGCTAGACGCGAGTACCAATGCTTCACTCGACCTTGCAGATAGTGCGGTGCAGCCAGCAGCACTTTCTGCTTACGAACTGCTCTCAAATAAAGCTACTGACTTTTCAACCGTCAACGACACTAAATATCCAACTGTTGAAGCGGTACAAGAATACGTAACAAGCGCTGTCATAGGTCTCCTTGACTATCGTGGTACATATGACGCATCGACTAACTTATACCCCGCTACTGGCGGCTCAGGACTTGCAGGTGCTATTCTAAAAGGAGACTTCTATATCGTATCAGTCGCAGGAACACTTGGCGGTACGGCTGTAACTGCTGGTGACTTAGTAATCGCACTTGTTGATACTCCGGCGCAGACAAGTTCTAACTGGGATATTGTTTCAAACGAGCTTGGCTACACCCCAGAAAATGCCGCCAATAAAGTGACTTCTGTTTCAGGTGCTTCTACAGATACTCAGTATCCGTCTGCTAAGTTGGTGTACGACCAACTTCTTCTAAAGGCGGCTGCCCTTGGTGGGGATGACAACTATGTTACTGATGCTGAGAAAGCAGCTCTCCATGCAGCCGTCACAGTCACCGATAGTTCAGAAATAAACTTTACCATCACCGGACAAGACATCACCGCAAGCATCATTGCAGGGAGTATTGACGAGGCTAAGCTTGATGTAAGCACAAACGCCTCTCTTGACCTAGCTGATAGTGCAGTACAACCGAATGATGATGTGACGCTCGGTGACTTAACGGTGGATTCTCTCACAACTTTTGTAAACAACTTGCGATACACCGACAACGGTGTCGGTCGTGGTGACTTGGGCTTTTCTACTTTCAATAACGGCACTGACCCGTGGGGTGGTGCGTTGGAATTTTACAACTCTGCTAGTGCCAGCAATAAAGGGTACATCACCCTTTTCATAGGTAATGCAACCAACAATGCCTTGCTTCGAATTGTGGCTCACGACGGTGACAACCTTTATGACCAACTGCCTTTGACACTGACTCAAACTGGTGTCTTGACGGTATCTGACAGTGTTGTTGTACCCGATGAAGCGTATGACGCGACTACTTGGAACGGTTCACTTGAAGTGCCAACTAAAAATGCAATTCGAGACAAAATCGAAACTATGGGTGGCGGAGTATCTGATGGTGATAAGGGCGACATAACTGTTACGGCATCAGGTGCCACATGGACAATCGACAACAATGCAGTGACCTTTGCCAAGATGCAAGCTATAACAGATGGCCGACTTCTTGGAGCATCTGGTGGTACAGCAGTCGAAGAAATCACAATTGGTTCAGGCCTTTCTTTGGCGGCAAATACACTCTCAGCTACAGGGGGTGGAGGTGGTCTTACTCAAGGCCAGGCTGTAGCAATCTTTACTGGTTACGCAATGGTATAATAATAAAATAATATGGCAGCAAATACAGCACCAATCTACTCAATCACAGGCGACCAGTCTGTGAACGACGGCACAACAATGCCATCGACATTCACAACAGCAGCGGCTGACTATACTGGAGCAACAGCAACGCATAACAAGCTTGTGTTCACAGCTGATGCTACTAATGGTGGGTTCTTACAAAGACTTCGGTTTAAAGCAATAGGAACTAACACGGCCTCTGTCGCTCGTGTCTTTATCAATAATGGTTCAGCCAACACAACCGCTGCGAACAACAGTTTCTACGGTGAGATTTCACTCCCCGCTACAACAGCCTCAGCCGTAGCAGCAACGGTAGAAATCGACTACCCAATGAACTTTGCTTTAAAAGCAGGGTTCACAATCTATGTTGGACTAGGAACAACAGTGGCAGCAGGTTGGGTTTGTACAGCAATAGGAGGGCAATACTAAACTATGCTAGACTTTCAACATTTACCAACTAGTACAGGAGCCTCTGACGTACAGATATTCAACAGACCATCTACTGTAACTAATACCCAATGGCAGACATACCAAAAGCCTCGCGGCAAAACCATGTTGCAGATTTTGTGTGTAGGTGGAGGTGGAGGTGGGGGAGGGGGTTTCACACGCGCGGCAGCTGCTGCGGGAGGCGGTGGAGGTTCGGGTGGTTCTAGCGCGGTTACACGCGTCATTATCCCCTTCTACTTCCTCCCAGATGTACTCTATATCCAAGTCGGAGCTGGAGGACAGGGTGTAGCATCAGGAGGTGGTGTAGCTGGCTCAGGCGTACTTTCTTATGTAGCTATAGCTCCTAATACTACAGCTACAAATATCCTCGCGGTATCCGGTAACGCTGCAGCAGTTGGAGGCGGTACGGGAACAGGAGCAGCTGTCGGTGCCGCTGGTACAGCTGGAACAATTGCAACGATTGCAAACATGCCTCTCGCTGGACTTGGAAATTACCAAATGATTGCTGGTCAGATTGGTGTAGCTGGAGGTGCGGTTGCTGGGGCTAACGGTACAGCCATAACCATCCCCACAACCTCAGTACTTACTCAGGCTGGTTCAAGTGGTGCAGGGACAACCTCAGCAGACTTCGCTGGTGGTGCATTTACTGCGGTCACAAGTTCTTGGCTATCAGAACAGCGACCATCTACCCCAGCAGCAGGAACAACAGGACATGGTTCTAGTGGTGTTGCTCTATACAAACCATTCTTCTCTTTCGGTGGGGGAGGTGGTTCTTCGTCCAATGCGGCAGCAGGAGCCAACGGAGGTAACGGCGTAAATGGTTCTGGAGGTGGTGGTGGTGGAGCAGGCACCACAGGAGGTCGAGGTGGAAATGGAGGAGGTGGAATCGTAATAATGACTGCCTGGTAATATGTTTCCTTTTCATTTACCGACAGGTTTAGGTAAAGCTGATATCCAGATTTTTACTCAAACAGGACCAGCGGATAACACTCAGTGGAAAACTTATACTATACCCAAAAATAAAAGTATGGTATATGCCTATGTTATCGGAGGTGGTGGTGGTTCGGCAGGTGGCTACTCAGCCACCGCTGGCTCCGCGCGAGGTGGTGGTGGTGGGGGGGGGTCATCAAGCATTACTACTGTGCTTATTCCAATATCAGTTTTGCCGGATGTGCTTTATATTCAAATAGGTGCAGGAGGTCGAGGTGGAAATGGAGGTGGAGGTGGGGGTTCTGGACCAGGTGCGGCAGGTAACTTATCTTATGTCGCCATAGCTCCCAACACGACAGCAACTAATGTAGTAGCTGTCTCAGGAACAGCCGCAGGTGGAGCTGGTGGGCAAGCCACCGGAGCCGCAGGTGGAGCTGGTGGAGCTGGTGGTACTGTTGCTTCATTATCTATAATGCCATTAGGAGGATGTGGGATTTGTAATTTTATCGCCGGTCAAGCAGGAACAGCAGGTGGCGCACATACAGGAGCCAATGGTGGTACACAAACTATTCCCGTAACGGGAATAAATGTAATGGGTGGAACTGGTGGGGGTGGTACAACGTCAGCAGATTTTGCTGGTGGTTTAATTACAGGAGTATCTGCTTCTTTTATCTCGCAGGGGCGTTCTGAGAACGCCCCTGCTGGTAGTAACAGCGGGGCAGGAGGTTTTTCCCTCCCAAACTATTTATTCCATTATCCGGGTATGGGTGGCGGCTCCTCAAATGCCGGAGTCGGTGGTAACGGTGGTAATGGTGGCTATGGAAGTGGTGGGGGAGGTGGTGGGGGAGGTACTGCAGGAGGACGTGGGGGAGACGGGGGTAGTGGTTTAGTAGTGATGATAGCTTGGTAATATAATTATATCAGCTGATACTTTACAATTAATAAACAAATATGGCCGTGGATAACGAATTACAAGCATTACTACGTGAAATGCACTCAACTATAAATGTTCTTGATGAGAGAACACGCTCTATCTTAGTACAGACTGAGAAGACTAATGGTAAGGTTCTGAGACTTGAGGATAAGGTTGATAAGGTAGAGAAGGTACAGGATGGGCTAGTGGTTAAGGTGGGCGCATTCGTCACCTTTGCTGCTGTGTTTGTCTCTATAGCAGTTAAGAAAGTATTTAATATATGATTTCAGAACAACTAAAGAAGCGCCTTAAGTCTTTTGCTTGGCGACTTGGGATGGCGACACTTGTATTTTCCCTTGAGTATATCTCTGTTAATGCAGGTATGCTTGACCTTCCTATCTGGCTCACAGGCGTTATTGCTCTTGCTGCTGGTGAAGTGTCTAAGTACCTAAACAGTAAATGACGGATGTAGATTAGTGTGGTATAATGTTGTTATGGACAATTCTCAGATACTTAAACAACTAGAAGAATTAAAGCAGCAGGTAGATATACTGAAAAAAGATTTTGCCACAGAAAAATTTTTACCCTATGAAGAGTTAAAAAGAGATTACTCTATTAAATTAGATACTGCAAAGTATTTTTCATCTGGTAATGCTGCATTTGGAGGATATGCAAGTAAGACAGCAATCAATGATATCAGTTCAAGTGAGCAGGCTGTTATTTTCATAGGCAAAGACAGGGAGCTTGGTCGTGCTGGTATAGATAATACACAGATGACACTACTTAGAGATAATGTAAACAATCAAGCTTACATGCTATCTATGTCAGGTATTATATTAAATGCCATTGATGGAATTGGTAAAGCTGGTTCAACTACTATTCATTCTAATAGTGCCAAGGCTTTGCAAGCAGAAAATCTCACCAATCATCTAATAACATTTAGATGTGACAATGGTTTATACTATGGTTCTTATATAGTATCAAATGAAGGGAATCATCTTACCTTAGCCAGTGCATTGCCGGATGATATGTCAGAAAAAGATTTTTTAATATATACTCCTGTATTTTTAGGCAGTCCATTAGTGCCATGGGAAAGACTATATGTTACATCTGGAACTGCTGGTGGAGTTAGATTTGGTGAGGGCACAACGACGGGTGGACAAAATGGACTCTTGTATATGAACTCTTCTGGTAATTTATTCTGGAGAACTCCAGCAGGGGCATCAACACAATTAAACTAATATGGCATCACTAATTATAGACCTATCAGGAATGGGCGGCTTGGTTGAAAGACACCAGGGCGACCTTACTGATACCACTGCTACTCCTAATGCCCGGTATTTTGGAGGCGATACTAAGTATGCTGATGGTGTATTTGACCCCATGAAGAAACTTGGGTTCCTTTCTCCTGCAAATGCAAAGTTTGCATCCCTTGAAGATGGAGACTCGGTAACTAGTTATATATCTGCATTTGCGTATGATGATGAAACAGGTCTTGTTTTCATTGCAGAAGAAAGTAATTTAATAAATTATCTAACTGAATTTAATTCAGCAATATATAATTACATTACACTAACAAGTGGTTATTCTGTCAAAGATATGGTTATGTACGAGGTAAATAACCAGAAGTCTATTGTTTACGCAGTAGATACCAATCTCAATCTTATAGAAGCTCCAGGTAATACAGGTTCAAATGCCGGTGGTATGTACGTTGGATTTAAGACTCTTGAAACAACAGAAGGTGCAACAGTGCTTGAGAAGGACATCAAGAGTGCCTACCCATCAACAAATCTGACTGATATTGTCATTACTGACGCGACATCTTTGACATTTCCTAATCATAGAAAACTCGCACAAGAGTTTGATGGAGGTGATGTTTACGGAGGCGCTGTGTCTGGAGCATATATCTCAATCCGTAGAGAAGAAGGTACTGGTCTTGGTATAACAATGAAGGTATCTATACAGACACCCGCTACAGCTTCTACCGGAGCTTTTACTAGTAGAGGTGCCTGGAGTAATGCAGTAACAGATTATGCTGTTAATGACACAGTAACTAATGCCAGTGTAACCTACCAGTGTATTCAAGCCCATAGTGCTGCCGCTACAGCAAGTGATGAACCTGGCGTAGGCTCTGCATGGGAGGACTACTGGAATGTATTTGGTGCTCCAAGTGGAACTATTCTTGCATCAGGAACATTTTCACTTTCAGATGTGCCCGTACTGGCCACAAATGGTGAAGCTAGATTCCCTGTAGAGTTTGATACGCCTGTTACTGGATTAGGACAGGGTAACTACTGGCTTGTTATAGAAGAAGAAGGTTCTAATATGACTCCAACTGACAAGCTCGGCGTACTCTGCACAAGTAACTTAACTGGCATTTACGACGGGTACAAGTTTAAGGGATTTAAAGATACAACTACTGACTACTGGCGTGATGCTATTGACTTCAATGGTACAGGAGACCTCGATACGATGGACTTCCGACTTGTAATAAATCAAGATAATAATTGGACAGCAAACACAGGAACTACTGTTAACTCACTTATTTTTGGTTCTGTTGGTGAAGAAACTGGGCAAAATACATTCTTGCTTACTGCTGAGAATGGACTGCTCTACTGGTTTGTAGGCAATAAAGTACATGCAATAAATGGTTCTATCACTGGTGGCGGAACTGGCACACTCACTGAAAACGTACTTGTATTTCCATCGTACCTATCTGTGTTTGGAGCATCAGAGACACGTTCTCGTATGTTTATTGCTATTCAATCAGCTGATTTAAATAGCCCGTCAACACGAAACTTTGTATCTGATAATATAGGAGTATTCACCTGGGATAGGCGTTCTCAGGTTCTAACCGCTTCAGATTTCTATCGTGCGCCAGGAGCTAAGGAGATGAAGGGTATATTTACTTCTTCAACAGGAGATGTACTTGTTATAACAATTGGTAACGAAGGTTTCTCTGAGATTCGCGGCATATCTGGAAATCAATATGCAGTCATTCAAACATTTGAAGCTGACGGGTATCCATCCACACGACGTTCTATTACACAGATTGGAGATATGACTGTATGGGTAGGACGTAACGGAATCATCTATGCCTATGGTCAACTGGCTCGTGGAGAGAGTATGGCACTATACAAGATTGGAGATGCTGCATCTGTACTGGGTAACAACATCAGACCTGGTGCTATATTTGCCGGTAACGATGAAGTGACGCGACGAATAGGATTATTAATAGGGGCAAGTTTTACACAATAATATGACGACATTATATCTAAAGGGTCTTGAGGTAGCATTTGATGCGCTAATGCAGGAAGCCGCAGCACCTGCTGGCACAGTTAAACTATCGTACATGCAGCCAGCGTACACGCCTAACCTGACAACAGATAACTTCTATTCAGATGTATCTGCCTCTGTAGCATCTGGTGCTCCAGTAGAGACACTAGCAAACATTGATGTTCGCAGGGACACCGCAAATGTCCGTATTGAGGTGGACGCTGATGACGTTACTGAGACAGGAGTAACTACAAGTACAAATAAGTATATCATTTGGCTTGATACTGGAGTCGCTGCAACATCACCTCTTATTGCCTGTGTGGATATAGTTGAGGGGACGTTAGCTCCTACTGGAGGAATACTTGGAATTGTATTCAATGCAGAAGGTATATTCGGAGTAAATCCTACATAATATGGCTATAGTAGTTGAATCAGTATCGACAGATAACCTCGCCGCCGGAGACACAACAGTGATAACAAAACCTACAGGACTTGCTGTTGGAGATTTGATGGTGGCAATGCTAGGTGGTCATAGTGCAGGCTCAGGTCTTTCCTTTGCTACCTTGTCAGGCTGGACACTTGGCTCTAACCTACAAGACCTTGTTGGCGGTGGATTTACATACTCATCTATACAGTATAAAGTTGCTACATCTGGAGATGTTGCCGCATCAGACTTTACATTTACAGGAGCATCTATGGATGAGACTGGTGGTACAATGCTTAGAGTGTCAGGAATACGAACTGATGACTGGTTTGATGTGTCACTAACTGGACAAGTAGACAACACCGCTAATCCTTCTTTCTCATTATCACATACACCTGCTCAAAATAATGTCCTTTACGCATTTGTAGTAATGTGTGGAGATGGAAACAATGCAAGTTCACCAGTAATTAATGGAACAAATCCTACATGGACTAGACATCAAGCAAGTAGTCGGACAGCATCCCTAAGTACATTTAGCTCTGTGCAACTTACTACTGTTCCGTTAACGTCAATATCTGTAACTGGCGGTACTGGTAGCTCTGACTGGGGTTATGGTCTTTCTATATTTCAAGGAATTACTAATGCAACAGGTTCATCAGCATTTTCTACAGGCAGCGCTGAGTTCTTTGCTCCAGAGGCACAATACTTTGATGTAACAACTAATCCGGTTACAAATACAGAACTTATTGCTGTTGGAAATGGAACGCTTGACGTTGGCGCTTCAGTGACTGTTACAGAGGAAGGATTTGTATTTTCATCTACGTCACAAGCCACTAATCCTGGTAATACCTCCCCTGGTGCTACTACTTACACAGACTCAGTATCTACAGTAGGCTCATTCACTGACGGTGACTTTCTCCAAACACTAGATGGATACGCAGAAAATGATACGATATACGTTCGTGCATTTGCATATGGAAATACTACATATCAGTACGGTGATGAGGTATCATTTACATCAGTTAATCTTCCTAGATTATACAGATGGTATCCTCATGGTGAAGGAACTATTAACACAGTGGCACAGACTGGTAATCAGGGCAATGTATACTCACTTGTCAAGATTCTACCCGAAATGGCTACGGTGAAGCATATAGACATACGTTGTCTACCTACGGCATCTACAGGTGCTACCGTGATTGGTACTGTTAAGTATTATTTCAATCACTCAACAACTCCTGCTATCACGAAGTCAGTCACTCTCAATGACGCTAAGAAAGGGTACGACAGGCACGAGATAAACATGCCATATGTCAATGCAGTCCAGATTGAGATTGAGTTTAATACAACACAGACACTGGGCGCAGATGACTTCCATCCGTACACAGCAGTAGTTCATTACGAGCCAACCAACACAGCATCTAAGGATGGCGGCTAGACCGTCAACCTTTTTTGTGTTATAATATTTTGAAATGTCAGTCACTATAAACAGCATTATCACCAATCTCAATACCTTGATTGGAGATACATCTACCGACCGCGTAAGTAACGAGGAGAGGTATGAATACATCACAGAGGCTACAGCATGGCTCCTTGAAGAGCTTGGTAACGAGCATATGGTTGAGACCTATGAGCTTGACTATTTCGATACTATCAACTACTACAAGGTAACAGGCTCTATCCCAGACCTTCTTACTAGTGCTGACCTGCGCCGTGAGAGCGATAACTACTATTCATTTGCACGTAAATCACCACGTGAACTCTCTGAAGAGATTGCACAGAAAGTTACGGAGCCTTCATGGGCTACAGAACGTCGTGACTCTGAACTATTCCTTGTTGTCAATGCACAACCACGCAACATTGCACAGGTTGTATCTAACCTAGATTCTATAACTGATGGTGGCACATGGACTGTAGACGCTACCACATCTGATGCAACTAACCTCACAACAGATACCTATACAAAGAAGCAGGGTACAGGCTCTATAAACTTTGACGTTGATGTATCGCAGTCAGGCAATAATCGCGCCACTATATATGCTAACGACGTTGCAAATAGTAACCTCGAACAATTTGTAGACACCGGCTCTTTTGTATTTGAAATGTACATTCCTGATGCTACATACGTTTCATCTATAACACTTAGCTGGGGTTCTGATGCTGATGCCACACCAGCCACTAAATCAAACTACTGGACTGCAACAGTAACCACAGATATTGATGGTGAAGACCTAGCTACAGGATGGAATACCATAAAGGTTGACTGGAATACTTCAACTATGTCTGGCGCACCTGATGAGACATCACTTACATACAATGAAATTACGCTCAATTATACTGCTAGTCAAACTGATGATACTGATTTCCGCATTGACTATCTACGTGCAGTAAAGCCAGAGAAGCTCGTATTCCACTACATATCATGGAATGTCGGTACTGTTAGTGCCGCAGATATAACGCCAATAACGGCATTCACTGCGATAACCAATGTACCTTTCTTCTCAGGACAGTACGACCAGTACAAGTACGCAGTCGCCCATAAAGCAGCCTCTCTAGCCTTTAGTTCACTCAGACTGCGAGAGGAGTCTACTGACGAGGATAATAAGGCAGAACAATCTCTTACTCGGTACAGAAAGAACTTCGCAGCATCCAAGACACCAGAAGTTAAATCATTTAAATTAATGGGTAATAACCTACGTCGTCGAAGTAAGTCAGGAAGAATAAGATAATATGGATACAAATACAACACCAGAACCAGTAACTGGAGCAACAACTGACACTAACCCAATCATATCTGTTCTTGAAAAGCGTCTTACTGGACAGGCTGAGTCAGTCAGTTCTGCTCAGGGAAATGTAGAGAGTCTCATTAACACTGCTATTACTGGACTACAAAAGTCGCAGGAAGCCGGGGCTGCACGCATAACTACAGACTACCGTCAGCAAAAGGAGGATATCCTTGGTCAAGGGCAGCGTGATGTAACAGATTTCTCTGAGTCACGCTCAGGATTCGGTACACAACTTGCGGCACTTCGTAACCTTGTTGGAGACACTGACAAGAGTATTCGTGACCTTGAGACTCGTAAGCAGGATGCTCTTATGGCTAATGACGCTGCTACTGCATCTGCTATTGCCGAGATGCAACTTAAGAAGGCTGAATTTGTCATGGAGAAGGAACAGACATTCTACAACAACCTATTCCAGATGGCTGGCATAGAGGTACAGCAGTCAGCACAGAAGCAAGCGGCTACACAATTTAAGGAGAAGCTTGATTTTGATGTTGCTCAACGAACCATAGACCGTCAAGACCGCATGGCTGGACTTGCTGCTGAGTATGGTGTAGAGATGGCCGTTGGAGATACATACGAGAGCCTACTTGGTAAAATATCTGCTGTAGTTAAGGCTGATAAGGCTGCTGAGGCCGCTTACAAGGCTGCTTCACTTGCACAGAAAGATAAAGAAGAACAGGCTCTTGGAGTATACGATAACTTGATTTATGACTCAATATCAAGTGGCGGAACGGCTCAGGGGGCTGCCAATGCAGTTCTTACTCATCTGCAAAAAACAGGAGAGACATTAAGTAGGGCTGAATTTAATGAAGTCTATACTAAGGCTCAAGAGATGGAGGCTCAGTTTAAGAGAGAAAACGCACAAGCTGAAGCTGAACAGGGTGGGGGATTCCTAGGAAGATTCTTTGGAGGTAGCACTTCAAGTAAATACGCAACCTTTGGCGGTGACTCAATCTTTAATCAAGGACAAGCTCAAACTATCAATAAGCGTACAGAAGGGAAAGAAAATATACAGAATGTTCTTAGTGATGAGTCTGTAATTGAAAGTCCTGAAGGATACCTCAGTAGACGTTTTGGAATCTAACTTAATAAACAATGCCAGTAAAAATAGGAGGAACCCGTGCTCGTACCCTAGATACATACGAAGGTCTGTATGATGTTGCATATGATTCTGGACTACGTGACCAGGCAGACGACATTCTTGCCCGTAACTCTGGTGAAGAATATAAACAAGTATTCTCTGGAGGTACGCTCAGTGATATATTTGATGTGCTATCCCTAGACTCTTATGGTGTTGTAGGAATGCTCAAAGGTAAGAGCTTCATGGATGGCGTAAAGAACCGCGAGTCATTCTCAGACAAGGATGCCCTTGGACAGTATGGTCTAGTAGGGGGTATTCTTGGTATGGTTGCTGACATAGCAGTCTCACCTACCACCTACATAGCTCCATGGAAAGCACTAACAAAAGTACCAGGAGTAACAGCTGCTGTCGGCGCTGGTAAGAATGCACTGTTTGGCAAGACAGTCAATAAGGCAATCATGGGTGGTAAGACTTACGAAGTTCGTGAAGGTGGATTACAGGCCGCTAAGTGGCTTTCTGATAAACTCGTGTACGGCTCTGGACAAGATAAGTCATTTATTGAAATGATGGATAAGGCACAGCGAGACCAAGGTGTCGGCACCATAGAGGCACTCAAGATGATTGAGCCACTAAAGATGCTTGACGATAAACTTGGTGAGGCACTTATAGAACGTACACCTACTGGAGCATTTCAACGTAAAGGACTTACTCAGCTGCAACGTGAACTTGATTCTGAAACTCTAGCCAAGGTTGCACCAATCTGGAATCGTATAGATGAGTTAGGTAAAGAGTTAGTAGACCTTGGGATTCTTGGTAAAGGGAAATATGAAGAAAATCTTGGGCACTATATCAAGAACTCGTATCTTGAATATGAACAGGCAAGCAAGAAGGGTAATCGTCGTGGACTGGGTATGTTTGGTGTTAGTGGTCAGAAGGCTCGTAAAGACCTTGACCTTAAGACCCGTGAGGAACTTCAACAGATAGAGAGTCCAGCTTATCTAGCTGCGTCTACACTACTTAAGATGAATCGTGACGTTGTTCAGGGTCGTCTAATGAAGAACCTTAACGAGAAGTTTGGTTCTGATATAGCTTTTGAAGGTGCCGAACTTATTCCAAAGACCAAGCGTTTCGAGACATCACAAGGAAAGATATACGAGAAGGCCGCAAAGCTCAAGGAAGTTCGTGATGCCGAGAGAAAAGAGGTTAAGGGTCTTACTAAGTTATTTTCTAAAGATAAGAAAATTGCCACCGCCATTCGACAGATTGAGCGACTTAAGGATAATGCTACGACACGTAGTACTAAGGAGCTTAATAAGTACTTTGAAGCTGGTGCTCGTAAAGCTGATGAGATTGTTGGTGAGGATGGTGTACGTGACTTCTCATTTGGTTTTGCTAAGGAGAATAAATACATCAGTGGAACTAAGGCGAAGGTAAAGGAAGGCTTTGATGAGCGTTCTCCTGTAGGGGCTACAACCAAGACAGGAATCAAGGATAATATAAATCCACAAGCTCTTAAGAAGTCACTCTCTGAAATGTCACTCCTTAAGAAGAAGTTCATCGACGAGAACCGTGGATTTAAACGCGGAGCTACAACTAAGAAGGCCAGCATAAGCGAGTACCAAGACGCACTCATAAAGATAATTGAGAAGAACTTTGAGCTTAAGGATATGGGCAAGTTCCGTAGACTCATTAAGAATACTACTGATGAGAAGTCTCTTAATAAGGCAATCTCTCGACTCATGCGTGAGGCAGAAGTGCTTGATGAGAAGACTATGCAGGCAGCCGGTGAGTCAGCCCTCAACAAGGCAGTAAAGCTCCAGAAGGAGGTTGTGCGTCTTGCTATGAAGTCTGATAAGCTTACTCAGGGAGAGAAGGCACAGATACAGAAGGCAATGCTCGACTCTGAGGCGCGATTGAGTACACTACGCTTTAAGAAAGAAGATATCCTTGACGAGATTGATATGGATAGGATGGGCGACCTTGCTGGTAAGTATATCCCTAAAGAGATGAAGGAGTTCATTGATGAGATGAATAAGGCATCTGACACTGGCATAGGGGCGCAGATTATGGCGGAGTTTAAGTTCTCTAAGGTAGTTCTGTCACCAGCCACACACATCCGTAACGTGTTATCAAACATGACACTTAACTGGTGGAAGCTTGGTATGGTTCCTAATCCAGCAGCATTTGTTAAGGCATGGGGTGAGATTTCAAGTGATGCGCCTATTGTACAGAGGGCACGTAAGGCTGGGCTTGGTGCATCTACCTTTGCCTCACAGGAACTTAAGGGGCTTCTAGATGACCCACAGATGCTTGGTATTAGTGACAAGGTAGGAAGTAAATGGACTCGATGGAAGAAGACCATCGGAGATGTGTACCAGAAAGAGGAAGAGGTTGCTAAACTCATGGCATTTAAGCACGGCATTAAGAAGGGGCTTACTGATGAGCAGGCATGGAAGGCAGCTGAAGAGGCAACCTTCAACTACGCACAAGTAACCCCATTCATAAAGAACCTACGAACCTCACTATACGGAGCACCATTCATTACTTTTGCTGTCAAGGCTCTACCTGCTGCTATAGAAACAGCTGGTCGTAGCCCCGGACGTATAGCATTCTTTCAGAAGCTTCGCAATGCTATAGAGGAACAATCTCCTGATATTAAGGAGACAGAGGAAGAGAAGGCTGCTATGCCTGACTGGATGAAGGAGGGATTCTTCATTAAGTGGCCTTGGGGCAAAGATGAACATGGGCGCACACCCTATATAGACCTTACCTACATCATTCCATTCAGTTCACTCATCACTCAGGGTGCAGACGTTGTACGCTCTGTATCTGGCGAGAAGGGAACAGGACGTAGTGAAACACTTGGGCAGGCAGGTCTTTCTGAGACACCATTCCTTAACATCATTAAGGAAATCGGCAGTAACAAGGACTTTGCCGGGAATAAGATTGTTAAGGAAACTGACCCTATAGAACAGCAAGTCATAGACCTGTCTATGTACTTTGCTAAGACATTCGCACCACCACCGATTGCTGCACAGATTCCTGTAGGATACAATCAGACTTCCGGTGAACGTGTAGATGCGGGTCTGTACAAGTCATGGATGCTCGGTGATGAACCTAAGCAGGCTGAGACACTCGCCCAGGAACTAGCATCTTATGGTGCTCTGAAGATACGTCCATTCGATGAAGAGATTCAATCAGGAATCAATGACTGGAATAAACGTACTGAACTTGAGAAGCTACTTGTAGACAATGGAGTACTGAAAAGATACTCGTCCGTATACGAGCCTAAATAACACAAAAAGACGACACCCATACTAGGTGTCGTCTTTTCTATTTAAACCTCGCTACGGTCAATTCTAGACCTCTAGCGCGATGATTATGTTGGCTATGTGGTCTGTAAGTCGTTCACGTTCGTTGGCTATGGCATCAATGGTGGTATATCGTTCTACGCCAACCATGTACAGAGGGTCTGTTATGTCGTGGCAAAGCTCATGGATGAGGCACTGACGTAGCTCTTCCTTGTCACCATCACGCCAGTATCTCATGGCTGCTTCACCATACTTGAGGTGGCAGGTCTTGTATGGGTACATATTGGCATGTTCCATTAGACTGCTGCTCCTCAGACTCTCAACGTACTGAATCGAGAATGTATGGTCTTGAACAAGCAACACTTTTCTGTACTTGTCAACTACCTTATGCACCCATTTCTCAAATTCTTTTCTATCCTTCATATCGTGACAAGATGTCTTCATCACGTACAAATAGGAAGTCTACACCCTCGCTGCGAACCTTGACTGATGAGTACTTACCAAAGATTACAAAGTCTCCTTCCTTAACAGGTGATGGCTCGCGTACGCCAGACTCCAGTAAGCGGCCGCGCCCAACCTTAAGAACAAGACCAAACTCAGGCTTATCCTCGTATTGATTAGGCCGGAATACCTTTCCTTCCTGCTCAAAGTCTACAGCAGCGATGAGTACGTTATCCTGTAGTAGCTGGTGCTTCAGCAGGTTTCTCACTTCCTCCTGTGACTTCGCCTTCTCCACTAGTGTCTGAAGCTGTTCCTTGATTGTCATCTGTAGATTCATTAACTTTTAAGATTACTACCTGAGCATCTGGTCGGAATGAACCATCGCCATTCTGTCGAATCCGTGGCAAGAGACCAGCTGCGTAAGTTTCTCCCATTGCCTTGGTTGCCTTAGTTCCGTATGTAACAAACAAACTACGCATCTTTTCTACTAACTCCTGTGTGAGCTTTTCTACTTTACTTGGTGTCTGTGGCATTTTCTTTCTGGTTAACAATGATAAATCCGCTGGTCAGTACTGCGATAGCTACGGATGTTGCGTTAATAATTGCAAGCTTTGTAACTTCGTATGGGTCGATAACTCCTGCTTTAAGTAAATCCTCGAAGGTGTCTGTCTTGGCATTGTACCCGTAGGTATCTGTTGTCATGGACAGTATGTAGTCTTCGTGCTTCCCGCAGTTGCGTGCAATCTGACGTAGGCTTGACTCTCCGAACTTAAGGTACATCGGGTCTGATTCTTCACGTGTTGCAGCATATAGAGCGAGGCCGCCGCCGACAAGATAACCATCGCGTAGAGCAGACCGAGTAGCATTAATTGAATCTTCATAACGATAGATGTTTTCTTGTACCTCAATCTGAGTAGCCCCTCCTACATTCACTGTGACTACACCATTAGTAAGGGATGATAAGCGTCGTTCAAACTCTTTGTTGTCTGGCTCTGACTCCTTCTCCTTCTTCACTGACTCAATAAGGTCGAGCAGTTTAGGGTTGTAAGGATTGACTGTCTGGAACACAGAACGGTCTCGTGTGGCATATACCTTTGCTGCAACGATGAAGTCATCGACAGTAATCTTACCAACAAGCTTCCCTGACTTCTCTGTGATGGCTTCACCGCCGAGGAAGGTAGCCAGGTCATAGATTGGTGACATGTCACGGTCTCCAGTATCAAGCTTAACCAAGAGTAGGTTGATGTACTTATTAATATGGTTTGCCATGAGGAAGTTTGGCGCTTTACCAATGAAGTCTCGTGCAACAATCACAAGGTTCTGGATACCATTCTCTAGGGCTGCTGCAAGGATAGACTGACATTCCTCTTCATAATAGAGTCGCTTGTCTGTAACGAGTACGTGCACATTCTCATAGGTTGCCCGCCCTACGCCGTCATTGGCAAGCTCCTGTGCGAATAGGCCTGTGCTAACTACATACCCGGTATCCTCTACTACCTCTGTCTTACCTGTGAGAGATTGGTTAATGAAGACAAGACCTGATTCTCCTGCTGACTTAACTACCTTAAGTACATTCTCAGCAATCTCAGCATCGTTGTTTGAGGAGATAGATGCAATACTTAGAAGCTGTGCGTCATCCTCTACCTTGATAGGATTAAGGTTCTCAGTGACTCGTTTACTGAAGTCTAGTAGTTCCTTACGCAACTCCATCTCATTCATTCCGTCGTCAATCTTCTTGTACCCTGCCTTGATTAGGTTTGATGCTAGGAGAGTTGTGGTTGTTGTACCATCTCCAGCAGCTCGATTTGTTTCAAGGGCAGCATACTTAATCACTCGTATGATTGCATCCTCTACAGGGTCTTCAGATTCAATCTGCTTTGCAATAGTAACGCCGTCGTTAGTGACAAAGATGCCACCATGTGAGTCTTCAAACAGCACGTTTTTCCCTTTTGGTGATAGGGTCTGCACCACAGGTTCTGTGATGAGGTCTACTCCAGAGAGGATACGTGAGCGAATCTCACGACTATTTTTTATTTGTTTCATTAGTTGAGAATCTTTTATTTGCTAGTAATGCTGCAAGCTTTGATGTCAGCTGTGCGATGAGCATCTTAAGCTGTTCAATCTTTTCCATGTCTTCCTCAGTAGTATTAACTAGGCCAGAGAAATGAGTGTCTGTCAAGCGCTTGCCGTAACATGTCTTGTTGGCAAACTTACGATGGGGGAAGATGTGATTGACTGTAATCTGTGGGTACTGAGCAACAATGGTATTGTACAATCGTCTAAATGACTTCTCCTGTGCCTTTGTAGGCAGTGTTAGGTCAAAGTTTCCCGATAGACAGATACCAATAGAGCTGCGATTCTGACCCAGTGTGTGTGCCCCTTCCTCTGTGTAGCCGCGACACTGTACAATCTTACCACTCTTCTCAATGACAAAGTGATATCCTACATGATAGTCTGCACCCTTGTCGTTCTTGAATTGGCTTGATGTAAATCCAGGCCATCGTTCCTTGTGCCAGATGTCTATGTCCTGTGCCGTAGAGCCTGACGAGTCTGCTAGTGGCTGCGCATCACTTCCGCCTGTGTGATGAACTATAATCTTTGTCGGGTTATTCTTCAAATTGCTGTAGCTTATCTTGTAATTTAAGAATCTCTGTGTGATATTCCTTTTGCGTCCATTCTTTAGTAGTCACCTTGGCTGCATAGTCAGCATCAAGTTTCTTTACCCACTTCTCTCCGTACCTATTGACAAGAGCTTGTCTGTATGGGATAAGTTTACCTGGTGAGAAGCGTGGGTTATTGCATGACGGGCATTCACCATGTATGTTACGCTCATCGAACAGAAGAGCAAAACCACAATCTCCTGCTGGAGCGTAATGACCAGCTTGTGAATCCTTCCATGTATTAAATTCCTTGCCGCAAGAGATACACGTTCCATACTTATTAAAATCTCTCATGCGGATGTACTTGGATAGTAGGTTCCAATAGATGCCCTTGCGCCCTACATACCTCCAGTACGACAACTTCAAGCCATACTCTTCTTCAAGTTCCTTCTGCTTGTCTAGCTTCTTTGAGTTGTCTTTTGGTTTACGCTTGAATCCTGAGCGCCTCATAATCCTAACTTATTGCGCAGGTAGTCAGATATCTTAGCAAACCCTCCCTTCTCTGCCTTATCTTCTATAATCTTCTTCTCTTCGCGCGTTACTCGAAAGATAAGGAACTTACTCTTTGTTATCTTGCTCATCTATAATTTTATCTAGGCTTCGGTACAAGGTCTCATGTTCTCCCTTCTTACCATAAATCGTATAATCTACCTCAATCAAATCTTGCTCTACTTCAGACTGGTGTGTGCTCTTTGATACAACATCGTCACGCAAGATGCGAATCAACTTACCTGATGGTGACTTGACTGCCGCTGCCTCATTCAGGAAGCGTACATCGTCAACTACAATACTCTTGCCTTGTCGAAGCAACTCAATAACACTGTCACTCCACTTATTAATCCAGTACTCAGAGTTATCTTTGCGTCGTATCTCAGTACCATAGTTCTGCATGAGAGCACGCATGATTGGAGGCTTGGTATTAAACAGGAAATCTAAGTCACCTAGTTCTCCATCGTGAATCAATGTGAGTTCCTGTAGAACATCTGGCAGGTTCTCTTTCATTTCCCTAACAAGAGCATCCTTGAAGTTTACCTTTACAAATCCGTACTTCTCTACTAAGTAGTTTGATGCTGTGCTTTTACCTGCTCCAGCCTTCCCTGTGAATCCGATTATCATTACTGTATTTCCTTAATAACTGTTACATTCTTCCCTTTACTCCACCCACCACAGTCAGTACACTGATGACGCTGATGGCGGCCACTCTTTGAGTAACCATAACCGCGTTTCTGTAGGTGTTCTCCACCACAGATAGGACAGCGCCCATCCTTCTCATCGTAGAGATTTACATTAGGATGGTTGTTCATCCATCCTCGTAGCTTCTGGTAGACATTACATAGCAAATCTACGTCCTGCTTATTGTATTTAACCATCTTGTACCAGGACTTCTTATCGCCCCGTAGACAGCCGAGCCATAGCTCAAAACCTCCTGTATCAATCTTACGCCCGACACCCAGCAAGTTGCCAAGGTCATCTAGTTTATTACTGTTTAGTTTAAAATACTTCTTTGCCACCTTAAGTGTATCAATAGTCTTGTACGATGATGGCGGCGTTAGTCCGTGAAAAAGGAATCTTGAGTTTGACTTCTTAATATCAAAAGCATCTCCGTTGTGAGCGACTATTATGTCTGCTTCATCAAATAGTTCCCATAGTTTTCTGACAAGTTCTTTGTCGTTGTGCGGGTCTTTCTTATAGGTCTTGTAGTCTGGTAGGGCGCAAGCGTGTGTCTTACCGTTATTCCAACGATAGGCGAAGCTTATCATATACCACTCCCTTTCAAATTCTATAACATTCTGCTCCCATTTACCCCATGTATATGAAAGGTTTGGAGAAGTCTCAATGTCATAATATAAAATCTTTGGTTCTTTCATTATTTATTTATCGACATGAGTATTATAGCATAAATGTATTACAAATACAAGCTTAAATAAAACTCAAACACACATTGTCTGAGATGTAAAGTGTAGGCAATCTAGGAATTGAACCTAGGACTTGCGAGGTATAAGCTCGCTACTCTGACCACTGAGTTAATTGCCTATAGTTGCCCACTGAAGGGCTGACGGTACGTCTACCATCCTACGTGGTGCCTGGTTCGCTTACGTCCCGATTACGGGAGTGGCAGAGGCGTGCATACCCTATACAACCGCATAGGACTCGACAGAATACTGTCTCCACTTGTACTGACATTGTATCATGCTGTAACACAGAATGCAAGTACTTATCCACAGTTAGAAAAGCACCCGCGAACGGATGCTTTGTTTTTATGTTCGTCTGTTCCGAACTGTCAAGACAGAATCACCTCCTTTCAACGCTCACGACGGTTGCCGTGGCGATTCCCTCGAATCCTGATATAGAGAGCATCGTCTTCCATATCAGCCTGTTTCAGTTTGCAGGACTGGCTGCAAAAGAATTTGTCATTGTATTCAAGCATTTCCTTCTGATGCTCAAGCTGTTGGCACCATGCGCATTTGCGGTGTGCTTGAAACTCAGGTTCTTTGCTCATGGCCGTTTCCTTGCAGGTGGTTGATGTAGAAATTGTTGGCGCATTGCAGGTTGCAAAACGCATACTGCATCGTACCACGGCCGATGTGCCGAGTAACCCACAGCGGTGTCACCGTGTACTGCTTACAACACTGACACATGTATGGCTTCTCAAAGATTGGAAAGTGAGTCTCCATTTCTGCCTCCTATGTGAATGAACTTAACTGATATAAGTCTATCACCATTAGAGTAATATTGCAAGATTGACTAGAATAAATCTTGTGCTGTAATGCTCTTGCTCTTCTTGTTGTAGTTAACCGAACGCTTCTGGAAGAAATCAGTATGCTTGGTGGTCATAACCTCATCGTCAAACCATGATGTCTTGTCAGCAAGCTCTTGATTGATTTCAAATATGGTAGGGAATCCAGCCTGCTTAAGCGAGTTATTCATGCGCACCTTTATAAACTCGACTACCACTTCTTTAGGAATGAATGACGGTTCGCCTAGCTCATACATCCAATCTACAACCTTCATCTCATTATTAAATGATACAATAGAAGCGTCGAGCACTTCCTTATCAAGCTCCGTGGTGAACCAGTCTGGGTTCTCTGAGCGTATGATATTAATTAGCTCTATGCCAAACAGTGCGTGGATTTGCTCCTCTTTACTTGTGGCCTCAACAGCGTTGCTCATACCCTTGAATAGGTTACGATGCTTATTAAAGCTCATCATAACAAGGAACTGGGCGAAGAGTGAGACATTCTCAATAAACACTGAGAACAGTAATATTGACTTAACGAAGTCTTTAATATCCTCCTCCTTTGACTTGGCGATAATTCCGCTTAGGAAGTCTATACGCTCCTTAATTACCGGCACCTCTGTAAGAGCTTCAAACTCATCATTAAGGTTAAGAATCTCTACAAGGTGTGAATACGCATCCATGTGACGTACCTCACTCTCGGCGAATGTGAAGCCAACGGCACCTATCTCTGGCTTTGGCATCTTAGCATAGAGGCTCCCCCAGAATGTCTTTACATTAACCTCAACCTGAGCAATAGCAAGCATCGCCCGCTTAATCAATTCACGTTCTGCCTCGGTTACATTAACCTTGAAGTCCATAATGTCACTGGTGAAGTTGAACTCCGTGTGTACCCAGTAACTGTGCCGTACAGCATCAACGTACTCCACTAGCTGCGGATATTCGTATGGCTTCAGCGTCTGTCGTTTCTTAAAAATATTCATAGTAGTGACAATAAAACCACGCTAGGCGTGGCTTACTGTGTAGTGCTTTAACGGTTAACCTTCGCAGCTAATACAAACTCCTGCACGTGGTGACTCGCCTGATGGCATAGATTGAACTTCAATACTATCCTCAATGTCTTCAAGCTGTCGTTTAAGGGCGCGGTGTTCCTGGTCATCCTCTGAGTAGTCACTCATCTTAGCTCGTACCTCCTCTGCTTTCTTGGTTAGTTCTGCAATGTAGTCTGTCATAATCGTTTAGACCAGCAGGATTGAGATGCTCTCCATGGCTGAGTGCCCTGGGTATCGTATAGATAGCTTGCATAGCCCCAATTTCCTTCCGGTGTGAAAATATCGTATCCAAGCGCCGTAGCTGTTTTGAGATGGTAGTGAGTATTAATCTGACACATACCTGTATCTCTGCTATCGACACGACCAGTAATAACTGTTACACCATCGCGTTCATATTGCTGTGGTTCGCCAGTGCCATAGATATCACTCTCACAGCTACAAATAGCTTTAAGTACTGGATTATCTAGGACAAGAGGTTCCTCTACAACAACTTCTTCTACGATTACTACTTCTGGTGTAACTTCTGCGATTGGCTCTGGCTGCTTATCCTTTGCAAAGGCAAGGAATAATGGCGCAATCAGGGCGGCGACTGTCAGTAGTGCGACAAGTCTTAGTGGTTTATTTAAAATAAGCCTTAATATTACCCCCGACTTTCACGATACCATTTGCTTCCGTGACTTGAGATGGTATGCCTTGGGTTCTGACAAGCAGATGATTAAATTACCGTTAGGTAAGGGGTTTAGTATACCAAACTATTAGTATTACTTCAACCTATTCAATGGGTAAAACTTCTAGCTCAATCTTGTTCCATCCGTCTGAATAATGGTATAAATCTAGCCCCTCGACAGTCCATCCTTTCTGCTTAAGTATGTCTGCATAGAATGATAGTTGATGCTGATACTGTGTGAGACTATCTTTCTTGAGTTCAAAGTTAGTCTTATAGTCACCAATGCGACACACCTTTTTATCTATGTCAAGTATCTGAAGTCTGTCGATACGTCCAGCACGCTTGTTTGCAACATCAGAGATTAGGACTTCACTCTCGGCTTCGTCACCAAACTGTTCAACGAAAGAAAGTACAATGTCACGCAAGTAATGAATCTTAGGCAGTGCGTAGTTGTCATCCATATCCTTGAGGCTCTGAATCTTACTACCCATCTTATGATAACGATGGTATACCTCTAGGGCTGTATGGATTGCAGAACCGTATTCAGTAGAAAGGCGGCCATTCATATCCCAAAGCTCACCCAACTCTACACTGTCTACGTCCCATGCCTTAGCAGTCTTAGGTAGCAGCATCTCCTTGTTGAATTGAGGAACCTTAGTGGCAGCATAGGCTGAACCAGACAAGAGAGCGTTACCATTCTCATCGAAGTATTTATGCAGGTGGTCGTTGTAGATAACAAACTCATCTGTGAATGTTTTAAGTTTGACTCCATCACCAGTTTTGGACACCAGTGGACGTTCTCCAAACTTATCCCAGATAGATTGAATATGTTTCTCTGCATCTGCCTTGAGCGCTTCAATATCATCACCCTCTAGTTCAATCTCTGGTTGCAGGTTCCCGTATTGAACGGTGGGGATAACAGCGGCAAGTTTATATTTATACATTATTCGTTTTGGTGAATAAATTCATTGAGGAGTTCCTTCACCTCATCTGAATCAAGCTCATAAAGTGCTGCGGGTACTGCCAGGTCAAGCATTGCGCCAAGTGTCATACCTGGTACAAGCTGCCATGCTTTCTTGAGGGTGCGAATCACTCCATCAATGTCTTGTTCTGAGCTATGGTCTTCATCCCATTCATCAAAGTCATCATCCATAAATCTCTAACTTATCACTAAACTTTTCAACAACTTCCTGCGATTCAACCAGTGGAACTTTCTGTAGATTCCCTGTTTCATTACATCGTCGCATAACCATGTAAGTATATGTTCGCTTGCCAGTGTTGTCAGTTTCGTGGTCGTAAAGCTGCTCTCTCAAGTCTTGATATGAGAGTGTTCGAGCCTCGTTAATAATCTCCTCTGTTACCCCTTCTTTCTTTAGTAGCTTCCAATACCTTGCCGGAATAGTTGACAACTCAGGAAAAGTCTTGGATAATTCATACATGTCTATTAAGTGTTTTGCTTCCTGAACAGTAAGTCCAATCTCAGGCTGAGAAAGGTACTGATGCCAGGTATCTATCCCAGCACCAATTACTTTCTTGAACTCACCATCCTTCAGTTCTCCTAGTGCTTCACCTATACTTAATGATATCTCATTTCGTACCTGAAGTTTTGCCAGGAGACCTATGTGCTTAGAAATCGCTAGGGTCAACTGCTGCCTGCGGTGCTGGTACTGCGTCAGCGGCCTCTACAAGCGGTTCTACGCCCTCTGGGAGCTTGAAGTTGATGAACTCTGACGGTGTTCCATCTGCCTTAGTTCCCTTGACTCGTAGAAGGTTAATTTTTACCTTGTCGCCCTCCTTCCATGAATCAGTTACCCCTTTCTTTCCGAAGCCTGATAGCCATCGGCCGTCACGCTGAAATGAATCCCCGTTAATATCCATGAGGCTATCCTCTGCTACTGCTAGACCAAGGCTCTCGTAGTCTCCTTTCTTGCCCTGTCGAATTTGTCGGTTAATCTTTGAAATTGTTACAATCATATTATAGTTTTATTAGTTCTTTTACTGCTTCATTAAATGGTATTCCTAGAGCAACACAGAAATCAATTGCATTGTGGCCGTTTTTACCGCAGCCAAAGCAGTGATAAGAGTTGTTAGGGTATAGGGCGAACGATGGGCTGTGGTCTCTGTGGTCGGGGAACGGGCACGATATAGATACCCTACGCCCTGGATTTGAGAGACCCAGCAAAGTGTATATACTAACATCTCTTGCTCGTTGAATATCTTCTTTAGTAATCATCGTCATAATCTGATAGAACGCCCGTTGATGAGTTCATGCTAAATCTCTTACATGTCATTTCTCCCTTGTTCTTCACTATATCTATATCCACAGTGCCCTCCTCTTCAGATGAAAGCATGATGACACATTCAGGGTCTTGATATAGTGATGAGCTGCCCTTAAGGTCTTCGATTCCAGGCTTTCTTGATATGGCGGCACCTGCCTGTTCAATCTTGCGAATGTGCGTCACTACGATGAATACAATCTTGTGCTGTTCTGCTATGCGCTTAAGCTCTTGCATTGTATTAGAAATCTCAGTCTCACGATTGCCTGATGTGTGGCGAATCAAGTAGTCTAGGTGGTCTACAATCACGAACTTGGTATCGAATAGACGTTTAGATTTTATAATCGTGTCTATGATATCCTCCTTCTTTGGAACTGTAAAGTACACCGGGAGGTCTACTACTTTGTCGATGTGCTTACCCCAGTCTACTTTGGACGTAAACTTGAGAGCATCGGCACTCTTATTAAATAGCACCTGTAGAAATCGCTTACCTACACTGATGTTGCCACGCTCGAATGGCATAACAAGGCACGGAATCTTCTTCTCTGCTAGTTCCTTAACCATATTAAGGATTACCGTTGTCTTACCTATGTTCGACTTACCAGATAGAACGATTAGCCAGTCCTTCTCAATTTGCACCTTTGGAATCAGCGTAATCTCGTAGGCATCGTCTTCATCCTCCATGAAGTTGACGATGATATCTCCAACACTCTTGAACTGATGTGAGTAGAATGGAGATGCTACCTTGATTAGATTAAGAAAATCTTCTTTCGTACCCTGTTTAAAGAAATCATTTGCATCCTTAATTCCGCTAGGGTATTTAACTTCAAACGTCTTCTCTACTCCTGTTCTGTCTGCAAACTTCACTGCTGTAGACTTCCCTGCTTCGTCGTTATCATAGGCTAGGTACACTCGTGGGATAGTGTCTAGCAGTTCAAGCCATACTCCATAGCTATCCTTACCTGATGCTGGAGATACTACGTTCTTGATTCCAGCCTGCCAGCACGCCATGAGGTCAAACTCTCCTTCTACGACTAGTACGCCACCCTTCTTACGAGCCTCCTCTATACCTTCTTCATGGTAGAGCCACACCTCAGCGCCGGTCTCCTGGGTATACTTGGCCTTGTCTGGGTTAAGTAGTCTGTACTTGATATTGATAAGTTCTTTGTTCTTGAACACGGGGATTGCTACAGCATTCTTGCTTTCGTCATACCCTAGTTCAAAGTGCCGGATTGTTTCTTCATTAAACGCTCTCTCGTTTTTGAGGTATGTTAGAGCCTCTTGCCCTGTATCATTCCACAATGCTTCTTTCATCTTGTCAAGTGAATCACGAGGCGGTTTTATGTAGTCCTTACCAACCGCCTGCCTGATTGACATTATTCTCTCAGTAAATTCTGACATTAAAATTCAATACCATTGCCTACGTCTGTAACTGATAATCCAAGTTGTCTCCACATGCGTATAACTGAAGGTCTGTCGTCGTATACGTTCTCTACATTAAGATTTTTAAGGAACCTATTGTATAGCTGTTCTTTAACCATAGTGTCAGGTCGCTTGTCACCACTGCGACGCATAAGCAAATAGTCAGTAGGAAGGCAACATGACTTAAGAAACTCTGTCGTAATGTCTCGGTAGTCTTCAGGTCGAGCAGAAACAAAGATTATCTGTTTACCTGCCACAATATCGTTCTCAAGCATCTCTCTAACTTCCGCACGAACAGTATCTCCATCCATTGCTCCAAAGAATCCAGCCCAATCCTTCTTCTCTCCTGTCACGAAGTGGCGGCGGTGTTCAATATCAGCAATGGTTCCATCAATATCGCATACCACGACAGGTTTATCAATATTGACAAGACCGTATTCTAGTGCCATATTGTTAATGACCTGATACCCCACCTCCTTGACCCGCCCCTTATCACGCGCTATACACTCTGCTACTGGTGTGTTGCTACTTACAACCTCAAATTCAGCTGCGTATAGCCTTGCTACTTCGTGCCACATGTCTATATTGGCAGGGTTAAGGTTGCAGTCATCAACTACGACGCTGCGGCCTTGACCGAGATATCCCCGCACTACGAACTTCTCGATATCGACAACCATGTGCTCATCACGGAATGCACCGAAGTTAAGCATCTCACGAATTGAGTCACGGTTGACACGGTATACCCCCTCCTTAACTAGCTCCTTGGCATAGGTGCTCTTGCCCGATGCAGGAAGCCCCTTAAGCATTATTAGTTTTGGCTTGTTCATAGAAGACTATTATTGTTTATAAAAAACTTAGCGCTTTGCCATAAATCGTTTAGTTCTTGGTCATCAGAACTTATTGGCATTTGCTGCCCGTATAATTTACCGTCCTTCCGTACAAGTACGGCTATATGATTGTCTTCAATAGACTCTATAGAATCTGTCATTTTATATCTGCGACACTAATATCTCCTGATAATACATCTTTATAAATTTGCACAGCTTTCTTCATTGCTATTCGTTTTAGTGTCTTGAAGTTAAGTGACTGTACTTTGTCCTGAATCTCCCATATCTCCTCGGTCAGCATGTCGTGGTATGCAGTGTTCGTTATGCGTGGAATATGCTCTAGGTCAAGTCTCTTATCTATCAGAGGCTGTAGCTTGTTCATAATCTTCTCAATACGCGCGAGTGTCATGTACTTGTTGACCACGTACATTTCCCAGTAACTGTCACTATGCTTGTTATTACCGCCAAAGGTAACTCCGTTATCCTCCTTAAAGTTCTCAGTGACAATCTTTGCATAATTATGAGAGCCAAACTTATCGCGGAACTCGTGGTTCTTAAGCACAACTCCCTCTCCTTTCTCCCCAAGCGTAGATTTACCTACATGTTCCATGATTTGTTCCTGTGTTGGGTTATCGAATGAACCGTGATATTCAGGCCGATGGATACCGTACTCATCTGCAATAGCCATGACATGTTCTTTGGTAAGAAACTCCTCTGCTTCTTCACCGTCTGATACTAGAGAAATATCAAAAAGATAGAAGTGTTTATAGTTAGTTTCGTTGTATTGAATAGTGTGCCGCACTAACCACTCACCATATAATCGCCATCCAGGATGATTTGCTAGGAGATTTCTGATACCATCATGCGATTTAACGTAATCTACAAATCCATTAAATCCCTCAGTAAGCTCTCTATTCCGTGAGCCGCATGTGATTTCACCACGTTTATCTACCCATATTTGCCCATTTGCGCCATCAATCTTCTCTTCAATATGTACCGTACCTTCAAGGATTCCCTCAACTTCTTCCTTACCAAGTCGATGAATCTTTGGATATCTTTTAAATGTTGTCATTATTTACTCATTATTACTAATAGTGTCTACTAATTGATATACATTGTATATCGTGACTGCGACTGAGGCGGAGACTAGCATATTAGCTTAACTCTATGTCGTGTAACTTATAATGATTTAACACTTGTATTACTCCCTTCCAGTTGTAATCATGTTTTTTTATGTCTTGCCAATCTATAGGCACTTGATAGGCTGACTTTACTTCGTTACTCAGCCAGTCAACTAATGCTTGGATAGCTTCTTCGTATGTTTCATAAAGTTCATTATTTTCCAGTTCACTCATGTAGCCGTAGTGCTCAATACGGTAGACAGGCTCCTGCCCATAGCTCCATACTTTGTTTATGTAGAAATGACAATCACGGTCTTTATGATGGTCGCACCCTACATAGTCATACCAAAATTGGGTTAGTTTTAGTAATTTGCTTTCCATATATCAAAGCCTTACGGCGTTAGTTGTTGATGATTGGCTCGCTTACCCAGACCACGACTGTCCACATGCTTGACCCGACACTGTTTGTAATTACCGCACAGATTGGCGCAACGCTCGTTTCTTTCACTAGTATATAAACTCTAGCTATTCGTGACTCGGGGGAGTGAACCAACCATCCCTCTAATAATTCTACCTTATTGCTGCTAGTGCGTCTTCTACCACTTAGGTGGTGATTTTTGGGGTGTTAGCACGTAACCAGCGGCACTTCAAACTTTTGCTTATTGCCACAAGCAGGACATTCATGCTCGTACAATCCTGGCTCACGGTACTTTAGTGTGGCGGGGTCGTGCTCTGGGTGTTTGCAGCTTGTATCTTCAAACTTCTTGATTTGTCTTTCCATACTAACTTTCATTACTACTAATAGGGTCTTGGAGTAGTTCGGGGTTCTCGTAGATGTTGCCGATGACTTGTACATCATAAATATAGTCGGCACCGACTATTGTGTATAGCTCTCGTCGTAGACCGCTGGGGTACACACATCGAAACTGGGCACAGTCATTTATCCATTCAATTTTTCCTAACAGTTTTTCTTCTCTACCGAAAGCTGAATCTTCATCTACCTCAATAAATGAGAGAATATCCCCCTCATAAATCTCTTTGCCGTTCTTGTCTTTGAGGCCGGTGTATTGCATAAGTATTGCATTTTGAAATTCGTCTTCGTCATAGCTAAAGTCACACAACATTGGATACTCTTTTGACCACTTTAATCCACTCCACGCTATTGCGTCAAATGTGTAGTTCATGTATTTTATTTCCTCAACCCACGCTCTAAACTTAATTTGTCGCATATCTATTCCTAATTACTAATAGGGTCTAACGTCTGGCGGATGAGGGATTGGGCTGTTCTAAGCGTTGCATTTCTTATCTGTGCATCGTGATGGGCTGCCGGTGGTAGATGTGAGTGATTACTTAAATCCCATATCTCCCCCTCTAGTAAATCACAGAGTACTTGGGCGATATGCTGGCGGTCTGTGGTGATTAAATTATTTGTTTCCCTATAACCGGCTGGGTCGTCAACTTCGTCTAGACCATTAAGAATGTTCATTATTTTTTTAGTTGTTTTCTCAACTGGTTTCAATATATTCATACCTCTATAGGTTAGTTACCCTTACAATCATCCAACAAAGCAACAAGCCTACTACTGCCCCTGCTAGTACTCCTAATGGTTCTGGTGTCATACCTCTATAGGTTAGTGATGCCGTGTTTGGCGGCGAACTTTAGCTTAAACTCTTGTAATGCCAATTTAATACCCATACGCTCCTGTTCTTCGGCATTAAGTTCTCGTTCGGTGTTTTGGTAATCCATTACTGCGAACAGTTCCCCTACCACCTCCCGCAATCGGGCTTCGTAGTGAAGCTGAATAACATACTCTATGTCTTTTGCGTGTTGTTCAGTAATCTTTCCTTGCAAACCGAGCTGCGCTACCAGTTCCTCCACACCTTTGCGGGTAGAGGTTTCTTTTTCTGGGGTCGTACACTTTAAACAAACGCTGTCATGGTTTGTCATTTGTACGCATTTTTCGCAGTATTCTAATGTCATACACTATCACTAGTTACTCCTTATAATCCGGCAGGTCACATGCTACTCGTATTTCAAGGATGTACCAATTCCATTCTGGTGCGCACCCTCGTAGTTCTTCGTACTTTCTATCTTCGTTGTAGTTCGCCAAAGCAGCTACTGACTGACCGAAGTGAATCCAGGCAAAGAGTAGTAGTAGGGCGATGTTTAAGTATTGCAACATAGGTTTGAGTTACTCCTTATAATCAGCGGGGGTAGGTTGGTCTGTGAATTGGATACATTTAAGCCAACGTCTTTCAGTAAGGGGTGACATAAATGCGTCCTTGATGTTCTTGGTGACATAAATTATCCGTTCCCTCTCCGCCTTCACAGCCGCCTCTCGTTCTTGGTCTTTCTCGGCTACGAGTTTTAGCATTTGTTCTTTAGCAGTACTGGCAAGTATTACTTCTGCACTTGGTTCAAACCAGTCTGCTCGATGTTTTCCCGCTTCTACCGTCTTGTTAATTGCACGCTCCCACTCCTCATTAGTCTTTGGTGGCATATATTACTTCTTATCTTCATTGGTAATGGGTTGGTCTAGCTCGGATTGGTAGCGGTCTATGATGGTTTGGAGGGTGGCGTTTGCACCCTCTAATCTTTGCGATACCATCCTGCATATATCGCTACACTTACTTTTCCCAGTTAAACAACTAACGGTATGCTCGTATTCAATCTTCATCCCCTCCAACTTCACTATCTCCTCCCGTAGCCAGTCGTGGCGGGTTTTCTGTGTCTTTGCATCTGCCGCCGTATGACACATTGCCATAAAGTCTTTCATAGCTTGTCCACATTCTTTATCTTTTTCTGCGAGGGCTTTCTGTAGCTCTTGGTGGTGGGTTTGTTCCAATTCTTTAATGATTTCATCTGTAAGCTGTTTACGTTGTCTGAAACACGCTCTACAACACGCGGTGCTTGTAAGCACTTTTTGTTTCTTCTCAATCACCTCTCTAGTGTTATGTGGCATACCTTATACAGTTTGATATCTGTCTCGGTTTAATGTGGTGTGTAAATCATCTTTCATATTTGCCCACACAGTCTTTACAATCCAGAAGTTGCCTGGTATAACTGTATATATTACATCTCGCTCATCATCAAGCTCCATTCTGAGTACATACTTTACGATAAAGTGCTGGTCTGTCTCAATCTCAATCACAGTGCAGTGGCGCAAATTAAGCGTGTTAAATGGTTTTATCTGGCCTGTTCTATCAATGAAACACTGTTCTATGGAATGGCGCGTATGCTGTAGGCGTACGTTACCTTCTGGCTTCTGAAACCAATCTGGGAATCCTACATCCTTGTGATATAATTTTGTCATTCCCTAAAGATATCAGATACATCCAGTCCTCGGCAAGTGGATTTATCCACAGGTGGCTTATGATAGACCTGTCTTTCGTCGTAATTAAGGTGCTGCTTGATTCCACGCTTTCGTTTAATAGGCACTTCACGCACTACAGTAAATCCAAAGGGGTCAAATGTTATAGTTGGTGCACTCACTCGAATGATATTTTCTTCATCCATGATTGATTAAATTATCTATAGCCTCTAAATAATTATCCATCGTTTGTTCCTCCATGGCGGGGGCGCAATTTACCTCAAGGACATATACATTTCCGCTAGTATCCTTTATGATATCTACCGCACCAAACACTAATCCTAGAGCGTCTACAGCATCTATAGCGAGCTGTTCAATGCGCTCAAGCCGTCTAAGATTCTGGCTGCGAAATACCCATCCAGTTCCCAGATTACGCACCATACGTTCATCTTCTGTTGGCGTGTCATCATAGCGGCGAGACTTCTTCCTGTAGTCTATTACCTTCCCATCAAAGACATGGACACGATACTCACCGTCACCTTCGATTGATTTGGTGTACAGAGGAGCGTGGGGGAAATCAGTGTCTTCTGGCCGGACAATCTGAAGGCCATTAGCGCTGTGTGATGTTACCTTGTGCCGGGCATACACTACCCCTTCCCAGAATAGAGCCTCCTCATGCTCTACTGTGAACTCAGGAATCGAAATACCGTGTGCCTGAAGAACCTGGAAACAGGAAATCTTATTCACTGCCTGTGCCACAGCTTCAGGATGGTTTACATAGCTGAGGTCTTCTGTATGCCACCTAGGTAGTTTTGAGTTACCCCAATTAATAATAATATCATCTTCTGTTGGTCTGAATTTACGGTCAGGATATACCCTCGGTACACCCATCGCACGAGCGAGGTTTCGCCCACTCGTTGAACCCATCTTGTAGGGGTAGATAACTATGCGTGCCATTTTTGATTTTAAGCGTTAATTTTTGGTAAGATGAGCATTGTATCGTCTTTACGGTTTACGACGCTCCTAGGGGCAATTTCAGGCGTTTGGCGATGTGCTGGAGGCTGAGTCAGGATAGCCAATCTTACTCAGGTAGCGATTAAGGTGTTTTTCGACCTCTTTCTCGTTGTCTATGTCAACCTTCAGGACATTGCGGATGTAGGCTGAGATGGCATCGGCATTGGTAGGGAGCCAAGTCAGGGGAAAGGCATTGTCAGAGAGGCGCTTGAAGGTGAAGTCATCGGTGCCGGTAGCGCCACGCCACTGGAAGAATTGCATGAGCAAGAGTGCGATGCGCTGCTCTGAGTTTTGCTCAAGCAAAGGTTTGAGTGTTCTACCTACTCTGCCGAAGTCAACAGTCGGCTTGGTGCCGTAGGTATTTTGCCATAACAGGGAGTAGAAACTAATCACCCTTTGTAACTTGCTGCGACCAGTTACAGGTAGACATTTTTGACTAGGCTCAACTATATCTTTAGATATAGTATCTTGTATTATTATACTTGTATTATTCTGTTCCTCATTTTTGCGGAGGGGGTCTGATAATTTTTGAGGAGCTGACCGTGGTAATTTTTGACTAGGTGAGCATGGTGTAATCTTGCGAATAGCATCACCTCCACTGCCATCTTTTATCTTAATAGCACCATGGTCTTGCAGCTCTGTCAATACCCTAGATATTGTTGCTGTACTTTTTTTGAATACGTTTTCAAAATAAGCATTTGATGCAAAACAGTACCCATTTTTATTTGACAAAGCATTTATTTCAGAATAAATAACCTTAGCAAAACTACTCAGTCCTTCTTGGTATCGTACATTTGCAGGTAGGATACCGTACATGTTTGGCTTATCTTTCATAGGCTGATGATACCATACATCCTGTTGTATTACAACTAGTAATTCTATGTATCTGTGTTCTAATCTTCTTCATACCGAATGTCTCGCTGATATGGTGAAGGAACGCCTGATAATTGCTCATCAAGCTCATCATATTCCCGCATTTTCTTCTCAAGTTTACGGTTGATTCCGGCAATTTCCTCACGTATTGCTTCTGATTCAGACAGGTCTCGAACAGTCAGAAGTTCTCCTCGCCAATACTCACGTTCAGACTCAAGAACAATGATATTCTCATCAATAAGTTGTAGCTGGTCATAGCCATAACTGTAGGCATCCTCACTGTTTTTGAAGTCACGTACCCTTGGCGTTGCTGCTGGTAGTGTGAACCCCATACGTGGCTCCTGAACAGTCGGGTTTTTGTATGTTGTACCTATATGAACTTCCATGCTGTGTAGACTGCTATCATCATAGTTTTCCCAGAATATTACTCCTGTAGGCACGGCCTCTCCGTCATTGTGAGAGTGAAAGATATCATAGTTACCCTTCTTATGCTTCACAGGGCGATAGAATAGAGGATTGCCTGTGTTATGACCCCAGATGCGCTTAATAACACGGTTCGTGCCCTTCTCTATCTGGTACATCATAAAGGCAATAGTGCCAGCCACGTTGATGTCAGTGATTACACCCTCCTCAAACAGGGCAAGCTCTATAGCGAGCGACTCACTGTCGTTGAATTTGGTGTGCTGGTCTAAAAGGAAAACCTGACCAAGATGCGTCACACTTTTTCCCACTATGTGTTCTGTTGTATACTCAAAACCAATCTTCTTATGGCGGTCTCGTGCCAGAGAAGGGGTTTGAATTACACCGTTATGGATAACCATGTAGTCATATTTCAGACCTTTATTACTCACCACGATAGGGTGTGTAGCAAAGATTAAGTTGTCCGTCGATGTCGGTTTTCGGTGGTGAAACATAATTTCAGGCGCTGTCTCTTGACTAAGCATCCGAAGTATATCCTTTTCCTCTGTGGCTCGCTCAATACGCGCCACTCCGTAGTCTACAGCGATGTAGCCAAACCCCTCAGAGCCGCGTGATTTCTGCTTTAGATACGCCTCCTGAATGATATTGGACACTCGCTTGCTCTTGCGTTTAGCAAAGATGATTCCGCACATTAGATTGGTTGTTTAAGAAGTGTATAATGTTCAACAAGTCGCTTAACATAGCGCTCCATACGTCGATTAAGCCCTAGGAATCCAATCATAGCACGTGTCTTTTCTGATATGTCTTTTATGTCCTTTAGGGCAATCATGTCCTTTAAGTCAACACCGTTTCCAATCTTTTGAATGATTGAATCATGTAGCTCTACCCATAGTAGAATCTTCATGTGGTCAGTTGTTGGTGGGTGCGAACGTACCTCGATGGTTCCATAACGATACCATAGACTATGTAGATTGATGTCATGGTAACGACTATCATCACGTTTATTACGTACACGACGCTCTACACCATCTATAGAAGACTCACGATACCACAGTCGCCTGATTTCATCGTATGATTCACACGACTCAATCTCGTCAAGAGTAAATACCTCCTCAAGCGGCACACAATAGGCATTGCGTATCTTGCGGCTGTCTGGCACCATAGACTGCATTACGTCACTGAATAAAGTGTAGAAGTAGAATAGGTTCTTAATCTTATAGAATGGCTCTGTTTCTTCTGTCTCGACAAGAGTTAACAGATTACGACGCAGCTTCATCTTTGATGACAGAAACTCCTCAGTTAGTTCAGTTTTACCAGACTCGACAATAGCGTTTAATTCATCCCTGTTTACTGAAAAAATAGTTGGTACTTTTCCTGAGTAAACCATAAAGTCTCGGTCTCCCACGCCTCTACCATAGTAGAATTTTGGCGATACCCCCTGAATTGATGAACAGATACGAGCAACGTCGTACTGAGTGGTATTCCCCGTGCGTTTGCTAAGTATCTCAACATCACGCTTTGATATGCGTGCAATTGCACGGCCAACGATAGGCTCAGAATCCTTGACTAGCTCATAATGCTTGTCCTGTAAGTAATCATGCGCCCCAATGTGCACATGAACGCTACAAGAAGTATTATCAGATATTACATGATTGTCATTGAGGATAGAGCATACCTTCTCTATGATTTTGCACCCATCTTCACCCATTAGAACTGGCGTAACAATCTCTACCGGCGATATAGTCTCATCAAGAGAGCCATCACGCATCATCTGCATATTCCCTGGTAGTTTTTCCCGTACAAGCTGTCGGTAGTCGTCATTCTCAAACCCTACTTCAAGCTCAACTCCAAAGGTGCGATTAATTTCCATAGAGCAATATTTTCTCGATGCCCGGATTGTAAACATCGTGCTCCTTCCAGTAGTCTGCCCCTATTTTAGTGATGTCAAATCCGTTCTTCATACGATTTAGGAGACTATCGAATGTGCGAGAGCTAATTGTGTAGTATTCAGCTGGATATATCTCACCTACATGCTCCGTAAAGAATGCTCTCAGACGCTCAAAATTGACCGTAGCGAGGTTTTTATCGTTGTTGTTGATGGCAGACACCACATCCTCACTTGGCACCAAGGAGAGCAATTCCTGGTCAAGGTCATTGTGTACGATGTGTACCGCTTCTCGTGCTAGTCCATACACTAGTGACAGGTACGTGTAGTGACCGAGCCAGAAGTTGCCCAGTGTACGATACTCTACTCCGTATGACTTGTCACGGTACTCTCCAGCCCGTCCATAGGTCTTACGACGCTCTACCTGTGTAGGGTCTTGGTCAAAGGCAACAGATATGTTACCGACCAATAGGTCTAATACAGGAACCAGACGCTTTACGTCAACCAAATCCTTATCAAACGATAGGTGGATGTGGCCTCCTGCTGGACGGAACATATAATGCTGAGGGTCTTTTCCCACAGGATTTTCTCCATATACATTTGCTGATGGTACACATCCAAACATCTTGGAGTCCTCTGATAGACGTGCAAATGAATTTGCCGGAATATCATACCCGCCACCGAGCACAATATTGTACCCAATCTCATCAGCAAGTCGGTATGCCTGTCTAACACGCGATGATATTTCTTGGCGACAAGTTGAGGGTGCAAAGTTCATCTCTCCCTGAAAACCATCGCGTATCAATTTTGTAGCTCCGCTTTCGCTAGTATAATCACCATCAGGTAGTGCCACCTTTGATTCAACTACTTTTTCCCCCTTGAATATTGTACCCTTAGACTTAAAGAAAAACTCAGGGTCTCCTCCAAGTCCTACCCAAATCTGTTTATTCATACGCAATATCAATGACATCTCGTGTATAAGCTTCAATTCTCTCCCCTCCGAGCATATCCTCGCTCTCAACTACCCACATCGTTGCTTCTCCGAATGGTGTATTGATAGTTGTCTGGACATAACCTGCCGAAACTTCCATCATATCGAGAGCCTCAAATGTCTCTTCGCGAACCTCAAATACCTCTACCTCGTGCTCGCCACCATCTTCTGTAAGGAATAAGCGTGGGTATGCACCGTACACAAGGCTCATAAGGCCGCGCACCACCATATTACCCAGATAAACCTGCTCACCCATCCGTCCGTGATTGTAGAACTCCCGCTTGAGACTACCGTATGTTGCAATTAATTTCATTAGAATGGATATTCTGAATCGTCCTTATAAATGTACTCTCCATGTCCAAGCGCCCACCTCTTAAGCTTTGGGTAATCAATGATGTAAATCCAGGCTCTGATGTTACGTCCTGAATTTGGATTTTTTGTCAGTGGTGTCTCTACAACCTCACCGACACCAAGTTTCTCGATTAACTTCTTAAGTCCCATACCACGACGTTCACATACAAAGTTGTCAGTGAATAAAGCCATCGCAAAACGGTATTCTTTTCGTATCTTATAGATTTCGTACAGCTGTTCTCGCGGCTGTGAAAGATTATAGAACTCCTTAAGGCCACAACAGGTACTATGTTTGACTGACATACTAGAGTCCACCATAAGCTACCTTCTTTAATAATTTCTTGATATATCGAGTTCTGCCAAGAAGTTGCTGCTGTTCTTCGTGTGTGAATGCGTCACGTTCATCCATAAGCTTGCCTACAAGTCGTGTAACAATGATAGGGATAATGATTAGTGGCACCACGTGCATCAGAATCATGGCATCAATGCGCCCAATGACTGTTACGGGGTACATGTCACCGTATCCAACAGTCATCGAGGTAACACTTGCCCACCAGAGAGAATCCCATAGTGATTTTGATTCAGCTAATGCAAATACGATAGCGCTTAGGCTCACAAAACCAAGATAGATACAGATTAACTCACGAAATGTATCTGTATAGCGATTAATTGATTTCATAGTTAGAAGTTAACATCTACACTCTTTTCGGCACCACTTACTGACTTAAACAGCGATACCTTTACAAAACCAAATGCTCCAGCAAACATATTCTTAGGGAATCGCGTCACGTTCTGGTTGTAATTTGTCGCAACCTGATTAAAGTTATCCCGCTTAGTTGCAATACCATTCTCTGTACCTGCTAATTCAGCCATAAGTGACTGCACAAGCTGGTTTGACTTAAGTTCCGGGTATGCTTCTTGTAGGCGTGGCAACAGTGCAATACTAGTCTCCATCTGATTCATAGCCTCTACCTTCTCACCAACAGTTCCAGCGCCACTAATTGCCCGTCGTGAATCTGCAATCTTACCGAACACTTCTATTTCCTGCTTTTGCCCACCCTTAACAGAGGCCACAAGATTATCAATAAGGTCAAAACGTCGCTGATACTGTGTCTCAACCTGCGCCCATGCATTATCTACCTGTGCCTGTGCTGTAACAAGTGAGTTATAGTTTCCTACAAACCACATACCCATCACTCCAATAAATGCTACAACAATACCTCCAACAATTGATACTTTTGACATTATTTTTTCTTATTAAGTAACCTCATTACTAAGTAAACTAATCCTCCCAACAATAAAATTGATACAATCCAATTAATAATATACATTGTATCCGTTCCTTCTTCTGTGTGTGTCTCCTGCTTAACCTGCCCATCTTCCCCTGTTGTCTCAACAACTACCTCTCTATGTTGACTTTGTGTGAAGAGGAAAATCCAGGGCAAATAATCCATAAAGTCACGTTGAGGATAGTACACGGTTGAGCCGACAGGTGGTTGATAGCCGCCCCTAAATGTAGGGCGATTATTACTATCTACAACAGTGCCCGCCCCACTCATCTTCTTTCCTGTCACACTAGTTACAGGTTTATCTGCTACCTTAGTTACAGGCTTTGGTGCTGGCGGCCTAACAGTATTAACTGTAGTTGCAGGCCTCGATACACCTCCGCCTGACCTAACTCCCCCTACTCGACTCCCCTTAGCCTCAGTAAGTTGCGCCCCACCAATAGATAAGGCAACAACCATTACTAGTAAAAACTTAATAACCCCCATAGATAATTTCTTAAGTGATAATTACAATGTCATAACTGACTCTCATAATGTATCACAGAGAATATAAATACACAATACCTGGCACTGTGCATAACTCAGGGCAATTTTGCAGCCCCCGTTCAGATTGAAAAACACCCGATATAATGCGGGTGTGGATAGCGTCTGTTGACATATGTAAAAAGTATGTGTCTTGACTTTCTGTACAAATGTGGCGTTATTTATATACAAAAAAGCACCATAATTTCTTATAGTGCTTTGTTTGCTGTCACGCTTAATTGCGTGTGTGCTATTTAAGCTTTTTATTTTATATCTATTTCCTGCGTCTCGTCCAACGTGGCGTCAAACAATGTGAAGTAGTATCCTTTCTCTACGTAAAATATACGTACAGTGTCGTTTTCTGCTCTTTCTATTCTAATATCCGGAAATTTTCTATTTCCGTGTCTGATACTCAATATCAACTCATTGTCCCCGCCTTTACTCGCTACCCGTCCACCTTTGTCGCTGGTGAGTTCGGCGTATAGTTTGGCCATACTAGTAGTTGATACTATCGACACTCGTAACGGCTGCGAGGTCGTGCGCGTGTGTACCTGTAGGGAGCACGACAAATGGCTTTTTTTCAGCTTGCGTATACTTTATGTACTGCCAAACTGCCTTATAGCCTTTTTTTGTGTGTGTGTTTTTAAACACAGCTTGTCCCGTTGGGGTTATGATGGTTAGTGTCATACTTATTCCACTTCTGTTAAAAACTCTACACAATGCGCTAGAAGTTCTGGCGACTCTATATCAAGCATACTCGCAACGCCGGTAATTTTGGGCGTTCCGGTACTTGTATATATTCCCTTCACTTCAATTACTTTGTGCGCTGTTTCTTTTTCTAACGCATTACGAAAGCGGCTGTCACCACCAAAAGTTTCTTTTACCGTATAGCTCATGCAATACGGTTGGTCGGTATCAATAAGTGATACTAGCCAAATGCCGTATGCCCAATTTGCGCCACTAGGCGCGTTATATCCTATTTTGGTTAAAGTTATTTTTTTCATGTATTTTTTATATGTTACCTATAAAACAAGGCCATAGGATGCGCTTAGAGCGTTTTTATATGCCTTGTCTGATATGTACCCCGCGTCAAATGCGGGGGTGATGTCAAAGTACTGTACTGTGTGCCGTGCGTGTGTTTAGTACGCCGCATACAATGCCCTACAGTGTAAGGCATTGTGGCGGGGTGCTAGATATGTATGATTGTGATTCTTTTTAGTGTGTCGTCGTTGAGTTCCCACGTGGCGGACAAAGATACTTCCTGGGTTGCACATATACCACCACCAAACGGGTTCAAAATGAAGTGTGTGCCGTCTAATGATGTATAAATGACAATATCTTTCTCTGTAAAAGCTTGCTCTACCTCCTCGCGTGTATGTGTGCGCATAGTTTTATTTATTACGTGCGGTTGTAATGCCGCGCATGGCGTACACCATGTGATGATGTACGCTAGCGGGGTGCTACTTATATGCAAGTGTGTGGGTTTGAAAACTCGCCGTCACATATTTCACAGCGTTGTGTGATGGGTGTGTGGCAAATTATCCGATAGTCAAAGTGGGTACTATAGAGCCAGGTGCGTTCGTACTTTTCGCGCAGTCTTTGCTCATAGTCGCGCGCTTCAGCTGGAGTGCAGTCTGTTAAGATATAAAGGTGTTCAATAGCGATTTGCATATTACTTTTTAATTACCTCGCACCATGATAATTCTCCCCATCGCTTTGCGTCTTCGTTCTTTTCTGCTAGTCGCTGTTCAAACTCTGCGCGACTACTGTAGTGTGTTGTAAGCGTCATACGGCCGTTTGTCATTGCGTATATTGCGCGTGTACCGGCTTGCTGCTGCATGATTGTGTGCATATTAACGTGTGCTATGCGCCTGATTAAATAATCGTTCCTGCTGTTCTATGATAGCGTCATTGCTGTTTCGTATGTCCTCCAGGTACTGTAGTGAGTCAATTTGATATTGCGTCATACTTTCATCGTTGCCGACTAGTAGCAAGTGGAGTGCTGCGCCCACTATTAAGCAAAAAATGATAGTGACTACTGTGTTGAGTGTTTCGTTCATAAAAGTATTAGGTATAGTGCTGTTAAGATTGATATTGGTGCATACTGCGCCCACCTATATATCGTTGCGTGCCTACGTCGGTACATCCCACGACGGTACTCCGTATACTTATGCATAAGTACAATCATAGTACCGTACAATAAAGTAGCCCGTGTGATTGCGCCCCCATCGTAGCAAAGCGTCTGCCATACTAGGTGCACTTACAACGCCCACCACCACATCACGTTCATCTAGTACATGCCACATCTTAATTCTTGTCATATGTTTATGCTATATTGTTAAGTTTCGCCTACCTCCTCACATATAATACTACACACCCGCGCCCCTATATCGTGAGTTATCCACATTTATGACTATGTATGTGTATGCCCTACTATATGCGCCCCACCTAACACCGCGCCCCCTCACAATCAGGAACACTCACATATACACATAATTGTAAAAGCACCCATAAACATAGCCCTTAAAATGCCCCAGGACACGTTAAAATCGCGCCCCCTTAGCATTACATCATGTAAAAAGGTCTACGACGTCAATGTATATGGCCATTGTTACTATGTGTTAGTAGGGTGTTAGTAGGCGTTAGTAGGTGTTAGTACATACCCACCTCACACCACACTCACCTAAAGAGAATCGCCCCCATAACAATACGGCTATAAATAAAGCCATTTACTTGCTTACTTGTCTAGTATATGTTATAATATATCTATCGCTAAATAGGGGGACTCACTACGCTTCAGTAGGTACGCACCATGATAGAGCACGATAAGCTGCCGTAAGTGACGCTTTAAATAGCTACACACACATACAAAGACACCTCAAGCACACACCATAGGGCTATATTGCGTTGTCTGCGACGCTTACCCCCCACGCATATACCA